ATGGCTGAAGCTCCAGCGAAAAAGCTCACCGTTTCCGCAACGGAAGTGGCGGTCGAGATCATCAACATGAACAAGTGGTACGGCGATTTCCACGTGCTGCGCGACATCAACCTGAAGGTCATGCGTGGCGAGCGCATCGTCATCGCCGGTCCGTCGGGCTCGGGCAAGTCGACGATGATCCGCTGCATCAATCGCCTGGAAGAGCATCAGAAGGGCAACATCATCGTCGATGGCACCGAGCTCACCAACGACCTGAAGAAGATCGACGAAGTCCGGCGCGAAGTCGGCATGGTGTTCCAGCACTTCAACCTCTTCCCGCACCTGACGATCCTCGAAAACTGCACGCTGGCGCCGATCTGGGTGCGCAAGATGCCGAAGAAGCAGGCCGAAGAAGTGGCCATGCACTTCCTCAAGCGGGTCAAGATTCCGGAGCAGGCCAACAAATATCCGGGCCAGCTCTCCGGCGGCCAGCAGCAGCGCGTGGCGATCGCCCGGTCGCTGTGCATGAACCCGAAGATCATGCTGTTCGACGAGCCGACCTCGGCGCTCGATCCCGAAATGATCAAGGAAGTGCTCGACACCATGGTGGGTCTTGCCGAGGAAGGCATGACCATGCTCTGCGTCACGCACGAAATGGGCTTTGCCCGCCAGGTCGCCAACCGCGTCATCTTCATGGACCAGGGCCAGATCGTCGAGCAGAATTCACCGGCCGAGTTCTTCGACAATCCGCAGCACGAACGCACCAAGCTGTTCCTCAGCCAGATCCTGCACTAAAGCGCGTCACGATCTTTCGGATTCGCTCCCCGCGCTTTAGGCCTTTGTTGTTGCGCATGTCGTTGTCGCAAAACCGCTGCACACCTTTGCGCAACATGCCTTAGATCGAAGCAGCCTTTGAAAAGACCCGCCGAGCCGCTGGCTCGGCGGGTTTTGCATGTTCAGCGGGAGGCTGTCGCCTGCAGCAGACTGCAGAGACCGGCAAGGCCGGAATCACCGCCAGAGGCGGAGATATCGGCGCAACGGACGAGCATCTTGCGCTGGTCATTGACAGGCATGTTGCGGAAGGGCCTCCAGGGTGGGTGTCTGCGACGCGCTGAGGGTGCTGCCGGGCGTCGCCGTGGCATTGCCGCCAGCTTCGTCTACGCGGCCGATAGCGAGATTGGCATCGACGCCATTACCGCTGCCGACCGAGGCCGTGGCCTTGGTATCGATTCCGTTCGAACCGCCGGTGTGCGCATTCAGATTGGCATTGACGCCGCGCCCGACGCCGAGCCTGGCGTTGGCGTCTGCGTCGACACCGCTGCCGCCGGCATTGGCCGTCGCATCGGCATTGACGCCGTTCGAGCCGCCAATCGAAGCCCCGACATCGGCGCTGACGGCATTGCCTGCATTCACCGACACACCGACATCGATCGCACGCGCATCGCTTGCCGTCATGGCAAGGAGGGCGCAGGTGGATGCGAGCACTGCAAAGGACAGTCTATGGTGGTTATGGGTCATGTTTTCCTCCGTTTCCATTCCGCCGAACGATCTGCCCGGCAGTCGAAAATCGAGGAACGCGCGTGCCTTCGATCGATCGGACGCCTGCAACTTCAGGACGTCCATGGCAAGGCAACGTGAAGGGATGACGAATGTTTCACGAGACGGCGCGGCAAGTCGGTTCGGCGGCGTACGATGATGATTCACGGTTATTGAAGTGCGAATTATCTGCCCGACTGTGCCGAAAGCAAACATGTCGTGCAGCAACTGGAGAGCCGGCGGAGTATTTCCTCCCCATTGCGCCAGAAATCTTCGGAGCCCAGCAAGCAAAGCTCAGTTTGCGATACGGTTGGCGGCGATTGATCCATTTGCAACGTTTTCGCGCAGACCGACTACACCCTGCCCCCGAATTGACTTTTCCACCTCCGATTTAGATTGCTAAAAATAACTCCCCTTCCGTCTGGATATATCAGGCGGGAAGGCCATGTTTCAGCATGTTCTCATCTGATGGAACTGGAGGTTCAAGAATGGGCATTTTCGACAAAATCAAACATGCGATCTTCGGAGAGGCGAAAGCAGCTGAACCCGTTGCTGCCGGCGCGCCGAAGATAGAGCCAGCGCAAGCGCCTGCCTCACCGTCGGCAGCGCCCAGTCCGACGCCTGCGGCCTCTCCTGCTCAGAGCAAGCCGACCACAGCCACAATCGATATCGTGCCCATCCTCGACGCGGCTGTGAAGAAGAACGGCCAAAAACTCGATTGGCGCCACTCGATCGTGGACCTGATGAAGGCTGTCGGGATGGATGCAAGCCTGACCGAGCGCAAGGAACTTGCCGCTGAACTCGGCTATACCGGCGACACCAACGATTCCGCAAAAATGAACATGTGGCTGCACAAGGCGCTGATGAAGCGGCTTTCGGAAAATGGCGGCAAGGTTCCCGCCGATCTCTTGGATTGATCGGAACAAAATTGCTGCCGCCATCCTGTGGCGGCAGCTCTCAAGCCGCCGGTGCGCTTGGCGAGATGATCTCGCTCATTTCTCACGGTCGGCCATCCAGAAGATCACGCCGCGGATGTAGAGGCCGCAACAAGCGGGCCTTGCCCGCAGGCACTGGAACTAATAACATTCTGCTCGATACTTCGATAATCGATCAGGGGGGAATAAATCCAATGAGATTGATGACAGTCGTTGGTCTTGCACTTAGTCTGGGCTGTATATCGGCCGCAGAATCTCCTTCAAACTATCAATCCTACAGCGGCATTCGGGTCGATACCGACCCGGTGCTCCTGGCTCGATACGATAAAGCGCTCCAGCGGTGCGTGCCGGAGGCAGGCTCATGGCGACGCGGCTCAACGGACCCGCACAGCCTCTATTACAACGCGGCTCTCAGAAGTTGCCTCTACAGGTACAGTTTCGTCGACAGGGGCGTCTACGCCTACCCCATCCCCAAGGTCTACTTCGATCATTTCCTGGATCGCTGAGAAGAGCCGAGCAGATCCAATCCGCCGTAGGCGTTCAGAGGCCCATCAAACAAAAACCCCGCCATTATGGCGGGGTTGTCTTCAATCGCGATGCAGCCATTCAAAGTGCTACAGCGTCCTTTGCGCGGCTTAAAAGACGCGCGGCGCTGTCGTCAGCGCTTGCCGCCACTTGGCGGCCTGCCCTTGCCTGCCGGGCGATTGCCGCTTCCGGACGAGGTCTTGGCGTCATTGCCCTGACCGAAGTTGGTGCCGCCGAGATGGCCACCGCCACTGGTATTGGCGACCTGGCGCTGCATTTTGCGCAACAGTGCTTCTGCATTGGTCTTGCTCATGAAATTCTCCTCAATGGCTGGAAAACCCAGCCTGAATGCCGCCACTGACATCCGCGGTCAAAGACCGAAGGCATATCAGGCAGCGACGATGGGTGTTTGGCGGAGGCTTGCGTCGATCAAAGAATTGCCCGCGTTCATGACGATCCCCCTCAACCGGCATGACAATCACCCTCCGGCGGCTGCCGGACGGCGCAGAAATCGATTTTGAAAGGAAAGATCAGCTGGGACGCCAAGGGCGCAAACCAAGCTCGACAAGCAATTTCGATAGAAGAATCAATAAGACGGCAATGTGTTTAAAACAAGTTCCCGGCCACTTGGTTGTGTAGGCATTGCCTCGAATTGCTGCCCAATCGGACAAGAGGGCAAGGCCCTGAGCATTTTAACAATCCAGATAATCTGATCGAAAGCTGCGCCTGACAAAACAACAACTTAAGATTTCAACGGAGAAACGAGATGTCACGGTTTTTGATAGGATCGATGGTATTGGCCTTCATCGCGGATATGGTGCTGAACTTCGTGTTGTGGCTTGGAGGATTGGACACAGTGGTTTCGGTGTCCTCCGGTGCATTGGAGATATTCGCGAGGATAATGGGCGAAGTCCTGGTCTTTTGGTTCTTTGCGTTCGCGGCTGGCTTTGTCTTCTTCTGGGCGGGTCGCATGTCTCCGGTTCCCGTGTTGAGCATCGTCGCATCATTCCTTTCGGTGTCGATCATGGTAACGGCAGCCCTCATTGGAGCCTATCATCCATCCGACAAGCATCCGAAGACCAATTCGGATCTGCTCGGCCGCGCTTTGACGTAGATCGGCTTGACTGCTCTGCGACTGCATCGATCTTCCCGTTCAGTTGCCGACTGTTTTTGCGGAACCATCCGCGGATGATCATGCAGCAGTTCCGGTTGGAACGCTTCTTGCAAGGTTACTAATATGTTGATGATGCAAGGACCAAATGTCATGAATCGGTACACATCGCATCAGTTTCCCGCACTGAGGATGCTCATGAGCGGCCAAGATAAATACAGCGTCGTCAGAACACTCGGCGACGCAGCCACCATGCTCATTTCCGAATGGCCTGGGGATGATGGCGAGGAGTATGTCGTGGCGGTGAGGACATGCCTCGACGCCATCCGCGGCACCACACCCCCAAACGCCGCGCGGGAAGCGCTGATGAGAGCGGCTGATGAAGCCGGCATCCGCTACCTCTCGGTCGTTCACTGAGATCACCGCTGTTTCCGACGAGAAGCAATAAGCGCGTTGGATCGCTTGTCGGCCGCGATTTCCTGCTTCTCAAAAAAATAAGCGCTGAGCGAGGACGAGATCAGGGCTGACCTCTTCGGCATTCCAGCTCTCGTCGAAGGTTTTCCCGAAGTACGCAGGCGTGGATATTCAAAGCCGCGGTTTTTCTCACCGGAGGCCAAGGAAGACGGGTATGGACGCTTGGCAGGGCGAAGATCCTATCCTCGTCGACAGTCGAGACTGCACGTATTTTGAGTCGTGCTTTGCTCCCTTTACCATCTCGTTCAGTACCAATCGGTAAGTCGACGCTGCCTAAAATCGCCAAATTCAGAAAAAATGTCGATTCCGCCCTTGGCGGGAGGAATCCAATCACGCCCAACAGGTTTTTCTAATGTTTTCAAGGGACGCATATCGCTGTAGTTGTAGAAAGAATAATTCACGGCATGCGAGACCTTTATACTGCCTCAATTCGGGCGAATCGAAATTCACTAAATATTTCAAAACGTAACTTCAGTCCGATTTGGATAATGTGGCAGCAATATGGCTATGTTTCTCAAGCACTTACTGTCGCTCTACTGTTGCACCCTCCAGGATCGCGTCCTATAACCCCTCGCCGTAACGCCTGATTAACCAAAAATAGTATCGACAAAGACAACGCTAAGGTTGAGGAACAAGACCATGACGACATACTACGTAGCGACGACCAGCAGCGGCGGCGGTAACGGCAGTGCCTCGTCTCCTTTTCACACGATCAGCGAGGCAATGGCGGCGAACCTTAGGCCCGGCGACGAGGTCGTGGTGAAGCCAGGGACGTACAACGAGAGCATCAACATCGACAAGGACGGCTCGGCGGCAGGCGACATCACGCTACGCTCGGAAGTGCCTGGCGCAGCGCTGATCCGGCCGCCCGCGGGCTCGTACACCGGGATCAGTGTCAACGCCAACTACGTGACAATCGACGGCTTCGACATCAAGGGCGGCAACGGTGACGGCATCGAAGCGAACAACGTCCATCACGTCTCAATTCTCAACAACAAGGTCCACGACAGCGGGGAGTCGGGCATTCAGTTCAACTATTCTGACTTCGTCAAGATCGTAGGGAACGAGACCTACAATAACGCGTCGTCAGGCTGGTTCTCGGGCATCTCGATCTACGAGAATCGGAACATCACCGGCGATACCTCGACGACCGGCTACCGGAATATCGTACAAAACAACATCTCGCACGACAACGTCACGAAGACGGGTGCGCACACCGATGGCAACGGCATCATCATTGACGATTTTCAGAGCACACAGACGGATGGTCATCCGAACTATACGTTTAAGACCCTTGTCGACAACAACCTGGTCTACGAGAACGGCGGCAAAGGCATCCAGGTTGCCTGGAGCGACTCCATCACGGTGCAGAACAACACAGCATACCACAACAATCAGGACCCGCTGAACGACGGCACCTGGCGCGGCGAACTCAGCAACGCGCAGTCGAGCAACAACACCTGGGTCAACAACGTCGCCGTAGCCGACCCATCGGTGAACAAGAACAACACCGCGGTCGATAACACGTCGTACGGCGGCTATACCAACGCCAACGTCGTCTGGGCCAACAACAACACCTACAACGGCACGGCCGGCCAGGCCTCGGTCAGGACCGACGGCGGCAACGCTATGCCGAGCACGGCGAACGGCAACAAGCTCGGCATCGACCCGCATTTCGTGGGGGCAGCGAGCGACAACTTCCACCTCGCCTCGGGCTCGGCAGCGATCGACGGCGGAACCGCCAAGTACGGCGTCAGCTCGGTCGATCTGGACGACCACGCTCGCGTCGTTGGAACTGTCGATATGGGTGCCTACGAATCGGGCTCCAGCGCGGCACCGGGAACGCCAACCACGCCGACGACGCCAACCACGCCGACGACGCCGACGACGCCGACGACGCCAACCACGCCGACGACGCCAACCACACCGACGAAGGAAATCATCGGCACCGACGGCAACGACATCCTGCCGCACACCGGCCAGTCCAACGGCGGCAACGAAACCTTCAAGGGTCTCGGCGGTAGTGACGTGTTGAAGGGCGGGGCCGGCGCGGACGTGCTCGACGGCGGTACTGGCAATGACACGGCCAGCTATGCGGGCTCCGACGCGGTCAACGTCAACTTGGCGACTAAGGCCGCATCGGGCGACCAGGCGACCGGTGACAAGATCGCCGGCATCGAAAACTTGACCGGCTCAAGCTACAACGACGTACTGACCGGTGGCAACGGCGGCGGCAACGTTCTCACTGGCGGGGCTGGCGCGGACAAGCTGGACGGCGGCGCCGGCAACGATGTCCTCATTGGTGGTGTCGGAAAGGACATTATGACCGGTGGCATCGGTGAGGATACGTTTATCTTGAAGGCACCGACGGAAACCGGGTCCGGCTTGAACCGCGACGTCATCACCGACTTCCAGCACGGCGTCGATAAGATCGACATCTCGGCGATCGATGCGAATGGCTCTGCGGCGGGCAATGGTACCTTCCATTTCCAGGCACAGGAGAATGCCTTGTTCGATCACAAGGCTGGCGCGCTCGCTTGGCACTATGACGACCACGCCGGATCCGCGAGCGATGTTACCGTTATCCAGGCCGACATGAACGGCGACGGCATTCATGACTTCGAGGTTCAGCTGAAGGGCCTCGTCCACCTGGGGGCAGGCGATTTTCTCCTGTAACGATAGCGTTGTGGCGGTCGTCCGATCGCCACAACACGCTGGCCGCAAAAGTCGGCTACTTCGGCGCGCGGATGAGGGAGCCCCATCCGCGCGCTGCGATTTTTCGACAGGCGTCAGCCGGCCTTTCGGGCCGGCTTTGCGTAAACCGATAGCTCGTCAGAACGCCTCACCTCCCGCCATCAGGCGTATCGACGATCGTAGCGCGAATAGAATCAACTCCGACGAATTTCAGGCTGACAGGTCGCCAAGGACCTTTAGAATATGCTCTCGGATCGCGATGGCCGTTTTTCCCGGTGATGCGGAAGTGACGTCGAGCACCAATGTGTTTGGGTGGAGTGGATCGAAAACCCCCGCCCTCCGACTGCGATCCCTCGAGGCTGCCACGTGCGTGGATTTCAACCTTTGGCGTCGCTCGGGGTTCGAAACCCGGCGAGCCAGATCCTCTTCATCACACAGCAAACGCACCGGCACCTAAACGGCGTCGCAGGCTTCGGCAGCACCGACGATCTGTTGAAAGGTACGAAGGCTCCGCTCATCACCCTCCAAGCCGGCATGCGTGAAAATGAAATTGGCGGACGGCGCGTAAGCGGTGATTGCATCAAGGACGGTTTGTCGAAATCGACCTGTAAACTCCCATATTCCCTTTGGAAGCGGGGCCGTTCCGTCCTCATCCAGCAGACGCAGAATCGGGTTGTTGACCCAGTGGTTGTCGACAATTTTTGCCGAAACCATGGCGCTCAACTCTTTCGCGATGGTCAACTTCCCAACGCCCGGGAAGCCTATGAGCACGATGCGGACACCCATCTTTCGCGACACCTACATAGTTTTCGTTGATAATCATGTCGCCCGAAGACATGGCCGTAGATGCGTGTTCCAATCGGATAGACGGTCCACGGCCCAGCAACTTCGTTTTACGGAAGCCGCTCTACCTGTTTGGCGAACGGCATGCTGCATGGATGGACACTTGAAAAATGGCGACCCCTGCAGGATTGCCAAGAATCACAATTTATGCAGTGATTTCAGTGAATATGCTCGGATTTGAGGGGTAGTTTGACGCCATTGAGTCCGCTGCGGAAATTTATCGACTGCCCCTGAGTTTCCTCACGTCCGGCGTATCGGTTAGACTGCGATTGCGGGCGGTTACCATCAAGGTAACCGCCGCGGATTGTCGCCGGCACGAGACATATGCGTGGAGCATTGAGGAGCCGATGACAACGCCCGATACCGCCACCCTCCTCGAGGACGCCGCCGACCGGATCGCAGATTTCTCGCGATCGGATCTTCAGATCATGCTCCGCCGCGCGGCGCTGCTGTTGCGCAGCTCTGGATCGATCGCGATCGGGCAATATCGAGAGCCGCTAATCAAACACTTTAGAAGGGGGCTGTTTTTTGATGCCGGCCGCGGCGATTAGCCAGAACAGTCCACCGGCGGCAATTCCGAATACAGCTATTTCTGTGAGCAATTCGGTAGTTTCCAGCAACCCCCACCACGTCATCATTCCGTTTTGATAGGTGATGTGATCATTCGTGTAGGCCTTATCCGGGCCGAAAAATACAGTTAGGCATAACCACGGGAAGGTAGCAACGGAGGCCCCGGCCATCGCACAATTTGCAAGGGACGCCCTTACTCGTCCCCTGAAATAGAGTATCAATGGAATTCCCAAGGCAACAGTTGGCGGATAAGCACCGAAGAATGCGACGACTTCAGTTGTTTGGACAACGCGCTCCATCATATCCGGCAAGCCCTGATAGGCTGGGCTGTAAACCGCATATGCGAAGGATGCCGCCAAAGGCACTACAATTACTGCAACGGCAATTCTCCACCAGGGTGGAGATGCGAATGTTGTTACCGCCATGTGCACCTTGCTTAAACAGCCTACGCGGCAGAATTGCACGCGAAGGTGCGTATGACAACCGTCCGGCTCCCGCCTCTTCCTCGGAATAATGACGCGTACGCTTTTGACGACGGGGCAGAAGGTTAGCATCGTCTGTGGGTGCCTTCGCCACTCCGATATGCTAATCGGCTCAGAAGGACCTCAGGCGCCGGAGAAACCCTGACCATGCCCGATATGCCCACCCTCCTTGAAGACGCCGCCGATCGCATCGCCGACATTTCCCGGGCAGATCTGCAGATCATGCTGCGTCGCGCCGCCTTGCTCGTGCGCAACTTCGGTTCCATCGCTCTCGACGACGATACTGAAGAGGCCCTACGGAACGTCTCGAGCGAGCTGATGCTGACGCGAGAAGACGCCATCAAATATATCGTGCGGGAGTGAATGGAGAAGAAACACCTATCTGCCGGTGCACGAGCTCGACGAAGATGGAGAGGTCGACGGGAATGGTTGACGGGCGTTATGCTTGACAGACTCCGCCCACTCCCATTAAGACGCGCCCCGCCCCTTCGATTGGGTTTTTCAGGCATAGTTCGGGGCAAAGGCTGGACGTAAATGATTTTTAAAAGTTTAGCCGGGGTTGATCTTTTCTTTCGCCTTCAAAATCAGAACTTTATCAAACGATATGAGAGCCATATTAGCGGTCCGCCCCTCGATATGGCTGTTTTGTCTATGTCGATCTTGTTTCTTTGGCTGACCAGAGGAGGCGTACTGGATTACATCGCCCCGCACCTAAGATACTTGTTGGTTATTCTACCGAAATACCACTATGAACTGCCATGGCTGGCGGAGAACCATCCAGAACAGGTCGCCCTTTATACATGCCTTTCGTTTTCTCTGATCACATTTACGGTCGTGAAGACACTATTGTTTTCGATTTATATCATTTCCTCCCGTTTGAGCCGAGAAATTATAGTTGCCGATCTAAAAAGAGTTGTGAAAGCGGACTTGGCATCCGTGCTCACCTTCGTTTCTTTAATTTTTCTCACTCCTTTGCCGATCTACGGTGCAGGCGCTTCGACAACAGTTGTCGGAAATGCGTATTCCCTCACCTTTTTCAATATACTTTTTCTAAAGATGCTGAGCGGTGGGATCTCGTCGACGGTTTTGCTGGCCAAGAGAATCAAAAGGCCGAACAGAAGGGATCAAGTGGAAGTTACTAGCAAAGACTGAGGGTGGCTGTTTGCCGATCGACGAGGCTGGCCGGTGTTGAACCTTAGCGTATGTCGTCCAACTCATAAACCGGCAGTTGATCAGCGGCTTCGCGCAGCCCCTTACAAGAAGCATGCCGCAGCTTGCCGTCGTCCGTCCCCCGCCGGCAGGCACAAGATCCTCGATCAGAGGCCGGCGCACCCTCTTGCCGTCGACGTGAAACAAACGACAAAATCCTCGCCGTTGTTCACCAACCTGAGGAGTTGTGTCGTGAAGAAAATAGCGACTATCGGACTGGATATAGCGAAGAACGTTTTCCAAGTGCATGCTGCCGACGCTGATGGCTCAACGGTTTTCAATCGGAAAATAAAACGGGCAGACCTTCTCGAATTCTTCGCGAAATTGCCACCGTGCCTGGTCGGTCTCGAGGCCTGCAGTACCGCTCATCATTGGGCTCGCCGCATTGCCGAGTTCGGCCATGAGGTCCGTTGGTCCATCCAGCCTATGTGAAGCCCTTTGTGAAGCGGGGAAAGAGCGATTTCAATGACGCGGAAGCGATCAACGAAGCTTTGACGCGAAAGACGATGCGATTTGTCCCCGTCAAATCTGCTGAACAACAGGCATCGGGCATGATCTTCCGGGCGCGCACCCTGGCCATACGCCAGAGGACGCAAGCGATTAATGCACTTGGTCCCATTTGGCTGAACTGGGGGTCGCGACCGCCCAAGGTACAACTGGTTTGAAGGCACTTATCGCCATCGCAAACGATGAGCACGACGGTCGCATTCCGGCTTCCGCTCGCTTCGCCTTGCAGCAAATTCTTAAACAGATTGAGTTTCTGGGCGAATACATCGCACGACTTGATCGCGAAATCCTAGCTCGAACGAAGAACGACGCCGATATCAAGAGACACATGACCATCCCTGGCGTCGGGCCTATAATTGCAGTCGCCATCACAGCGCTTGCTCCTGACCTTAGTGGATTTAAATCGGCCCGCCATTTTGCGGCATGGATTGGCCTAACTCCGAAAAGTCATTCGAGCGGAGAGAGCCAGGCGCTGGGCAATATTTCCAGGATGGGAAATAGCCACCTCCGAACTCTGCTTGTAACCGGAGCAATGTCGGTTATTCGGAGCGCCAAAACAGCTGAACGAGTCTCTCCGTGGCTAGCAAAGCTTCGGAAGCGGCGCCCTTTTAAAGTGGCGGCAGTAGCATTGGCCAACAAGACCGCGCGAATAGTTTGGGCTCTGCTGATAAGGGGCGGCAATTACATCAAGCCTGGAGGCACCGTCGACGTTGGGACGATGGCGTGAGTTAATGCATCAATCGTCCTCAGATTACAGGTTGGTGAAACGCTAAGATGAAGACCTGTTGGAAACGACAAGAGCGAGCACGGAATACCGGAAGGGCGCAGGTGTTGAGCACAGGCATAATTGTAGGGCCGTTGCTCGGCGAAACGCACCATGGGCATGGTGGTTTGCTGACCACCGACAATGCCGCCGCAATGATGGCAGCGTTTCAATATGACAGGTCGGCACTTGTGTTTCATCGGCGGGTCGGTTCGCGAATGGATCGGCCCGCTTCGATCAAGTCTGCGCGGTCTTATCGGCCGAGCATGGGAGAAGGTTCATGATTGCCGGACTGGTTATTTGCGCATCGCTGAGCGGGCAGAACATGCGACTGCTGGGGGAAGGTATTCCGTTCGTCACGGGCATCGATACGCCGGAGATTGGATCGCACGCGAAGTGCATCAAGGAACGGAAGCTGGCGCTGATCGCCAAGGGAAGGTTGGAAGAGCTTTTGGCTGAAAAGGGATTGCGGATCGTATTGAGCGGCGCAGTCGACAAAACCCTGTCTCACCGTCCGCTCGTCAACATCTATCGGACGAACGGGGAAAAGATCGGGAAGAAACTGCTCACGGAAGGCTTCGCGCGCACCTGGAGCCCGAAGAGGCCGAACTAATGGTGCGACTGATTAAAGAAAATCTGTCGGCACGGGAACAATATGCTCTGTTGATCGTAAAACCTTCGGGCCGTGCGGAGATTCGTTACACTTCGCTATGCGACCCACCTCAACCTTAGCCCCGCTCCGTAGTGGGGCTTTTTTTGTGTCTGCGGTTTCGCCAGACTTGCAGCGCACCTTCGTGCGGCAGCGGTTTTGGAGGCATGCGAGGTGGATTGGTCATGCCGCCACTTTGATTTCGGGCGCTGCGAAACTTAACGAGAACAGCCTAACCCCTCAAACCAAATCCGATGAGGGGTTCAAGACTGAAAATAAAGCAAAAACATATACTTGAAAAATGGATGGCGACCCCTGCAGGAATCGAACCTGCGACAACCTGCTTAGAAGGCAGACATTAAACCCAGCATTTGCAGGGCCTGCATCAAATCCGTTTACAATTACCGACCCGCTTTTTGTTGAATAATCCGGGCACGATGTAAACCATTCCCGGCTCCAACAGGATCAGGTCAGCTCGTAAACTTCGGCCATATCCTGCTCCTCCAGAATCCCCTTGTAAGACGCGTGCCGGAGCTTCCCGTCATGTGTCCACGCCCGATATTCGATCTCAGCAACAAGCTCCGGCCGGACGAAGACCGCATTCCGCTTCCTCCCGGTATCGACAGCTGGCTTCCCGATGATCAGCTTGTCCATCTGCACCCGGAGCTCGGCGGCGGATCGTTCGTTAAACCCCGTCCCCACTCCCCCGACATAGACTAGGTCGCCCCCCTTGCGCGCGGCCAGCAGCAGCCGGCCGATGCCTCCGAACGATGCCGTCGACTTCTCATAGCCGACGATCGCGAAGCCCGCGCTTTGGACGCATTTGATTTTTACCCAGTCGCCACCCCGGCCGGAACGATATGGCGCGCGCCGCAGCTTCGCTATGATGCCCTCAAGGCCAAGTTCGCATGCGCTCGCCAGCAGCTGATCACCGTCGGCCTCGATCTCCTCCGAAAGCCGGATATCGCCCAGCTCGCCGGCCGGCACGAGGTCCTCGAGCAGATGTCGGCGCATGTCGAGTTCGGAGTTTCTGAGGTCGTGCCCGTCGAAATAGAGCAGATCGAAAGCCATGAAGATGGCGTCGCTTGACCTCTTCTTGCCGCCCCGTCCGCCGAGTGATTGTTGCAGCAGGCCGAAATCCGACCGGCCCTGCTCGTCGAGGACCACGGCCTCGCCGTCGAGGATGGCTGAGCCAACAGGAAGCCACAGTGCCGCTTGTTTGATCGCCGGGAAACGATCAGTCCAGTCGTGGCCGCCACGCGTCAGGATGCGAATGCCCGTCGGCCCGACATGAACGGACAGGCGATAGCCATCCCATTTGATTTCATAAACCCAGTCGTCGCCCTTCGGCGGTCTGGCTTTCAGAAGTGCAAGACATGGCTCAACGCGGTCTGGCATAGGGTCGAGGGGAAGATTCGGCTGCGCGGGATTTCGCGGCTTGCGCGGCCGGGATCGAACCGGCTTATCAGGATCCTGCAGGAGCGGCTTTGTTTTCGGCGGCTTTGTCATGCCGCCATCCCATCAGCAATCACTTAAAAAGCAATTTACCAAGAATGATTATTGACTCGGAACACGATGAGAACGTATTGAGAACATCGCTCTGGCGGGAGCTTTTTTCACACATGCGGCTCAGATCAACCTCGCAAGAGGAGAGAACATCCATGCCGAAATTTATGGAAATCAAAGACTGGTCGCCGGGATATATCAACGTCGCGCCACAGCACGTAGACATCATGGCAGAATGCCAGGCATGCGGAGAGCAGAGGCGATTCGACCGAAAGTCCTTGCCGGCAAGCATGCAGCACCATCTCATCAAGGAGATCGAACCGCACTTGAAATGCGCCACTTGCGGGGCGAAGGCGGGAAAGTTGAGATTCGGGCATTTTGCGGGGGAAGATTGATGCGCTGGCGGCCGACGAGGATCGACGATACGACGCCGACCCTGAAGAAATGCAGCTGCGGCGGTAAGGCGCGAGTGATCTATGACGCCACGGCGCGCATCTCGTGCCAGCGATGCGGAGCGAACGTCACCGCCGAGCCATCACCGTTCTTTCGCGACGCCGCCACGCAGCTGGAGCACGACACGTGGCGGGCGGTATCTCGGTGGAATATTAAGACAGGAAGCTCGTGATGCTGACGCCGGAGATCAGCCCGGCGATGAAAAGCGCGATCCCAAGACGCACCAGGCTCGCATTCGCCACTTTCCCGTTATCAACGTCCGGGGCAATGGACACCAGAGCCGATGAGATCATCAGCATCCAGGAGATGAACGGGGAAACGGGTGAATAGACCAGGATGTCCGGCCGGTCGTACATGTCGAGGACGATCGCCCATACCCTCTGCCAGAAGAGGATGACGAAGGTCAGGTAGACGCCGACGACCAGGAAGTTGTAACCCTGCCTGCCCTCGCGAAGGGAATAAAAAGCGTCCTTGGTGTATCGGACAAGGACGGCGAAGATGGCGCCGAGCGCCAGGCTGTAGGAAACCTTCGTCAACAGGTCCTGCCGCAGCACCGCGAACAGCACCCAAAAGGACAATATGGCGGCGAGGACGCCCCAAGCTGCTAGGCTCTTCTTGAACCTCCTCATCATCACTGCCCTTCTCTCATGCTTTTTATGGCCTGCTCTGCGATCTCTTGCACACGGTGCCGCCGGCGCTCGAACGTAACGGAGGCTTGCGCCAGCTCCGCTTGAAGCTCCAGTTTCTCCTGCTCGATCTGCTTGATTTGGTGATCAACCGCCGGCTTTCGGCTCAGCCATGAGGACAAGCTCATCCCTGCCTCCTGTCGAGGTTCCGCATCAAGAGGGGAAGAACTGTGTCCATGGTGGTGGTCAGCTTCTGCACCAGAGGAAGGATGATTTTCAGGGTCTCGACATTCGCCAACTGAGCCTGTTTCAGCTCGTCGTCGAAATCCTCCCTGTCCTTTGTCCGTCCCTTCCGCTCGTAGACGTAGAGGCCGGTCATGATCAGGGCCAAGACCCCGATCGGCCCCTGAGAGACGAGAAAGGCGCCGATTTCGCCGCTGATTTGTTCCATTCGATGCTACCGTTTCGATGCGTCACCGTGCGCACGGCACTCCGCAGAGGTCCAAATTCCGGCTCCGCAAAGGCCGGCCGCGGTATCGTCGATCTTCTCTTGATCTCGAGGCGTTGCGCCCTGAGCCCCGATAAGGGAAGTCCCGACGATGGACCTAGTCGTTCCCGACAGGTTTTGCTTCGACACACTCACTTTTTGCGAAGTCGTACATGCCGCCGCGCTCAGAGCACAGGCGACGACGAACGCGAGCTTGATCAGCTGCATTGCTCAACTCTCCGATTGCTTTGTTGGTGGCAGCCGTCAGATCGGCAGCTTCCAGCTCGCGGCCATGTCTTTCAGCAGCAGGAAGCCACACCATGGCGTTCAACGTGCCGTAGATGGCGAATGTCAGCAGAGCGCCGCAAACGGCTCCCGTGCCGATTTTGAGGATGTCTCCGACGCTCATCACCTGCGTTCTCCAGATTGATACGCCTCGACTCCTTTGCGCTCGCCGTGCCGCGCCACGAGGTAGACGCCGCCGGCGACCGCCACCACGGCGCCCATCCAGACGTAGCCCGGCACGTCGGCCGCATAGTCCTTGACGTTGTCGACATAGCCCCGAGCAATCCCGAGGTTCCCCATGATCCCATCGAAGAAGGCGCCGATGCTGGAGAAGGCCCCGGCAATAACCGCGCCGATCTTCACCAGCCAGTTGGAACGGACTTCGGGCACCGCCTGGCGGACCGTCTGGGCCGAGGCATCATTGCGGGCGAGCTTCCGATCCGGCGCGGTGTCCAGCGCGTTGAGCAGGTCCTGGTCGATGAAGTCGCCGGGCGGCAATTCGTTCTCCTGGCGGAAAACCGTGATGGCGCCGCGCGTCATCTTGCCCATCTCGCCGTCGAAGGAACCGTCGGCGCGCCGGCTGCCGACTTCGGTATAGCCCTTCTCGAACAGCTTGCGCTGAACGATCTCGACGGTGGTCTTGTCCGTCTTGGCTTCCGGGACAGCGGCGAGAGCCATAGGCGCGACAGGAGCGGGCTTGGTCGCAGTCTCGGCATATCCGGCCTCAACCAGCGCCGCCTCGAAGGAGCGGGCATACTCGGCGATCTGCGCAGCCTTATCGGTGCCATTGATGATCCGACGCGCGCCGACATAGTCTTTCTTCGACCCGGACAAATATTGGGAAAGCTTCTTGCCGGTGAACCAGCCTTCCTCCATCCCGGAAAACATGATCGCGACAGCGACCTTCATCGTCATGGCAAGATCGAAATTCTTCAGGAGCGCGCCCTTGAGGCCGAGCTCATTGTCGGCGCGCTCGTAATTGCGGTCCCATGTGAGTTGCACGAGCCCGCGACCATATTGCGCCTGCCCATACTTCCCCTTCTTGCCGTAGGGCTTGCCCTTGCCTTTGCCGTATTCAGCGATCGGCTGCATGGTGCGCGCCGTCTCGTGATAGTCGGTGGCGAGCATATAAGCGAGGTGAGCGATCGGCGCGCTTCGCTTCTCCGCCTCGTCGAGCACCGCCTCAAGGCCTGCTTTCTGAGATGGCTTCAGCGACGTGCCGAATACGCCACTCCCACGGCGCCGCAGCGCCGCGTAGAATATTTCGCGGTTCATAGGAAACTCCAGATTGTAGATATTGCAAGAACCCGGTTGCGGGGGTAGAAAGCTCTATTTTCAACGGTGCGTGGTAACTTGTTGCCACGGGAGCGCGGTCTTGATCCTCGAAATTCTCAATTGGCTGGCTTACGCGATGGATTCCGTGCCCCGCCGCCTCTTCCGCCTTTTCGTCCCTGAGACCGTCCGACCAGGTGACTATCATTGGTCGAAAAGCGAGACGCTTTTTCAGCCGAAGGTCCGTCTCATCGATGGCGGATGGTCAGGCAACGGCACATTGTGGCGCCGTCGCCGAAGGTCGGATGATCAGTGGGAATACGCTGAGGATCCCGAGACGATCGAAGAGCAGATGGACCGCATCATCTAGTTATTGTAGGCCCAAAGCCCGCCAGTGTTTGCGATATTGTTCTTCGCCGTGAACACGCCGCCAGACGTTACCGCTGGCGCAGCGGTCAAGTCAGTTCGGATATAGGCGTTCATCAATGCCATCTTCGAGGTGGCATCAAGGCTGATATCCCCGCCGACCTGCCCGCCATTCCACAGGATACCGACCGAGTTGATGATCTGGATCTTCCCGTGACCTGCGCCGGCCTGGTTTCCGAGTGCGATGCAGCCGTTGAACGCCTCACCCAGCGTGATACCTGATGCGCTGATTGCATATTCAGAATGGTTCATCTGGCAGTTGGCGAATTCGCCATGAGCTTCGTTTCCGCTCGACGTCGCGAGGCTGACGCAAACGGAATTGAAGTTCATCTTCCCGTTCGCAAACATGATGTTGCCGCTCTCGACGCGAACGGCGAACGCGCAGTTGTCGATCGAGAAATCATTGACCTGATCGTATTCTGCGAAGTTCGTGTAACGAATGCCGTGATAGCAGCTCTTTATCCGAAGTCCTTTGATTACGCCCTTGTGCTGCCAGCTGCCGGCGCTCAGCTCGACAAAGAGGCCGGAGCCGTTGATGTTCTCCATCTCGATCATGCCGTCGATGAGATAGCGATCGCAATTCGAGATCTTGATGCCCTTCTGACCGGTGTCTGCCAGAGAGCCAGGGTAGCCGGTATAAGGTGTGGCGTTACCAACCAGACGTAGCTGCCCTCGGATGGACCAATTCACGCAGTTGGTCATGTCGAGGATAGGCGCGTTCGATGTCGTCGAGATCGTCACCGGCCCATTAGTCGTGATCTCGATATTCGAGACGCCGGTCAAGCCTGTGGTGGTATAGCTTCCAGCCTCTATCACCAGGCGCTTGCCGGCGGCCGCGGTGATGGCATCTTGCAAGGTGGCGTAGGAGGAGGAGTGAACCTCGCTGCCAGAACTTCCACCAGAACCAAGGGACGGGCCGCCTTTGAAGACAGTTGCGCCGCGGTCATCGGTCCATTCGTGAACGGCGAGGTAAAGGCTGCCGGACGCGCCGGCTCGATGCCGGATCTGGGCCGAAGTGTTCGTTCGGACCCGGACCTCATCGGCGGCGAACGCGCTGGCAACCTGAATGTGGCCGACGTTGATGCCTGATTGACTTGCCCCTGGCGTGGGATCATTTGCATGCGGCGACGTGATGAGCGCGCCGGATGATACCGTCGCTGATGTGTACGAGGCGATGATCTTTACATCGACTTCTATGCCGAGCGGGATCCCGGAAAGCGTGAGCGTCGCTGCGGTCGTCGTCGTCGCGATCGCCGATCCGCCGTTCTGAATGAGTGGGTCATAGAGAATGTGTCGATCGCCGCGCTGGACAACTCGACGCAGGACGCCAGACATTCGCACGCGCGTGCCGATGCGGCGATATTTGGTATAGCCGGAAGGATAGTTCGGCGCGCCAGTGGGGTTCAGGCTTTGCGACATCCCGATCACGGTCGTCGTGCCATTCGTGCAGGCGAAGATATGCCAGCTGCCATCGGCAATGGCGCTATCGAATCGGCCACCGTTGCCAGAGCCGAACGCAACATCCAATTGGCGCGTCACAGCTGACCAGACCATCAGGACTGGAGTGGCGTCATCCGTTGCTGCCACGCCGGCAGCAATGTCCAAATCGTTGGTGAGGTCGCTGGTGTTGTTGCTGATCTCGCCGCCATAGAGATAGCCGCGCAGGATCGTCCCGCCTTCCAGCGCGACTTCCGCCCAATGCTTGGCTGAAAAGGTCGTCGACCCATCGCCGCCGGCCGGCACAGATACCGCGTCGCCGAAATCATTGTTGGCCCACTCCTCGGCGCCGTCCCTGGCCGCAATGGCCGCCGTCATGGCTGCTTCGGCCTCGGCGACGATCGCCGTGCTGACCTGATCGGTGATGAGCCTGAAGGTGTCATCGATGATGGTACCGAGCACGCGCATGCCGGCGAGCAGTCCGCCTGGCGCGATATCGTTGCCGCTGTTCGACTTGATGGTCAGCGGGTCGCCGCCGTTGAACGAGACCGTGACCGGAGAAGCATCGTTCTCGTCGATGAGGTCGAGCACGATCATCGCCGAGGAAGACACCGGGATGCCAGTTACTGCCTCGATCGCGCTCGGCGTGCCTGCACCCGTCGCCGTTGCGGCTATGAACGAGTAGGGCAGATCTGCAAACCGCACCCACGAGCCTGTGCCGCTGGCGCCGAGCTTCCTGTAGATGCCGTTGTTATTAGCGACAGGATCGCCGTTCACCCACGCCAAGGTAAAGGCCGGATGAGCAAGGTCGGCATTCAACGCCGCGAGCGTCGTATAGGACAGCGTCCCGCCCGATGAGAGCGCATTGATCGAATTCTCTACCCAGCTTCCCCAGATGCGGATTTGGGCTTTGTCAGGCTCGTACGGGCTTGAGGTTGGCCCATCGGCCCAGATGGCAACGGCGCTCTCGGGCATATCTGATCTTTCTCTTAAACGGTGACGGTTGAAGAAGCTTGCGCTGCAGACGGGATGCCTGAGCTGTTTTCAGCGCTGCACCAGTATTTCCAAGTGCCCGCGCCTGGCGGGTCGGTGATGGTGATCACCTGGTTCGCCACCACATTACGGGTGGCGATCTGCGAGGCAGCGGCATAGCTCTGCCCCGTTGTGCCCCGCTTGAAGATCAGCACCTTGGTGTTGTCGTTGGCGGCCTGGGCGCTGATGGTGACAGTGCCGGAGGCATTAACCGTCGACATGTTGATCGGCGTGCCGGGAGCGACGGGGTCAACGGTAGACGTGACGTTCGCCGTGATCGACCAGGGCCCGTAGTCGCCGTCGGAGGCGATGAACGCGACCTGGATGTCATGAAGCTTGTTCGACGGCACGATATTGGTGCTCATGTCGATGAAGCCGCCGGACGGGACCGGATTCGGGAACCGCTGCTCGATCCATGGCCCGGGCGAGCCGGCGCCTGCATTTGCAAGCCGATACCTGACAACCGGAATGAGGCTGTCGTCGTCGGGATCGATGATGAGCACCCTGATATAGACGCTGTCGGCGTTCGGCCGCGCCTGCACCAGGTTGATCACCGGCGTCAGGATTCCGCCGGCATCCGTCTTCGGAGGCGTCGACGGCATCTGCCCTTCATCGGTCGCCGGGTTCCACGCGTCGATGTCGTCGGGGTGCTTCATGATGTCCATGACGAACCCGCCTTGAAGTAGCGACAGCACTGACTTTCGGTTCTCGACGATCTTGCCGTCCAACTTCGGCAGCGTGTTCGGCGTGACGAGCCGAACCCACCGGCTATAGACCGAGTTGATGCCGGATAGCCGAACATTGAGCTGGCCGGTCACCTTCTCCTGAATGCGCAACCAGTCGCGCTTTCCGAGCCGGCGGGCCTGCCGCCACTGCTGCACCCACTGATAATTCGCCTCCTGCGCCAGGACCCGGCCGGAGACCAACTGCGCCGCCACATCCTCGAAAAAGTCGGTATCGGACGTGGCATATCCGATTTCAGGAAAGTTGAACTTCGGGATCAGGCGATTGCACTCGTCCTCGAAGAGCACGTCATACTCGACCTGGTGCCCGACGATATCGGCATCTGTCAGGGTCGTGATGTACTTGCCGCGGAACTTCCCGACGATGAAGAGAAGCGCCCCGTCTCCGCGCTCACATATCCAGCCATCGCACGAGGCCAGGATCGCATTGGTGGCGGCCTTCGGGTCGTTTTCGGTGGTGTCGAAGCCGTTGCATTCATAGCGGCGCTCGAAGCCCCCACCGGCCAGCGGAACGAACTCGTCGCAGACGTCCGCCTCTTCCTGCCACATATCGAGAACGGGAAGGAGCGCGCGCTTATAATCCCGACGATGGCCGAACTCGTTGAAGCACTGATGCCAGGCCATGATGAGTGCAGCGTTGCGCGTCCATTCCCATGTATCCGGGTCTTCAGGATCCTGCAGCGGATCGCGAAAATCCCAGCAGAGCGCGAGATCGGCTTCGACGGAGAGCTGCGGAGGCCCATATGGAAATCTCTTTTGCTGCTTCTCGGCGTTCGAACTGATGCAGATCATTCCGAGAGAAGCCTGACCGTCTCCCCTGTGACTGCTCGACCACACGCCCTGGCCTGAGAGAGCCGACGTGATTGGCGGATAATCGGTCTCTGGGACCAGGCCGAGGCGGCTGAATATCTGGACGTTCGTATTGTAGTTGGTGCCTGAATTGATCGTGCCGCCGGGCTGCAGTGTCACCTCATCGTCATGCAGCCAATAGCGATTGACCGATTTGATCCGGTGGCCGGCAATGGCCTGAACAGAATAAAGGTTCTTGCCGACGGCTTCCCAAAGCATGTAGGCGCCTGCAAGGCGCGCCCGACCGACGCCCCACTGCCGATAGGGCACCGATTGAACCTTTGGGATCTTGCCATCTTCAGGCCTCGGCGGCTTCGGAGCGAGAAGCGCCTGGATGCCGATCGCCAAAGCTGTCGTCGCGATTGCAGCCGCACCAGCACCGAGCAAAGCCGCGGTAGCAGCAGAGAAATTCAGTGCCGTGAACAAGCTCGTGAACAACGGCGTGAAGATCGGGTCGTAAAGCGCGGTGCTGCCACGCAAAAAGCGATCCTGCCATTCCCACCGATGCTGCTGGAAGTAGTGCTCCGCTTCGCTCGGGACGCTCTCATACGTCGCCTTCAGGCTCATGCGGGCAATCTCCATGCGGCGATGAATTCGGCCGGCGTCGCGCGGATACCGGCGGGATGGATGCAGGCCCATAGCGGGCCGAAACGGATAGCGCCGATCTGCGTCTCGACCTGGTCGGCCGACGTCTCGCAGGTCATTGCCTTGATGAGGCCGATATCGCCGGTCTCGGGATGCTGGACGCGCTTTGCGCCGATCTTGGCCAGGTGGCGGTCCATGAACGGCAATTCGCCTCCATAGCTTTCGACGATGGCGTGGGCTTCGTCCCGGGTCCGATAGGTCCCGCGAAGGTCCTCTGCCGGATCGATCCCGATGCACCTGAGTGCCCAGGAAGCCGGGAAGGTCATGCAATCGTCGCCGCTCACCCCGCCCCACCTGAACTGGTGCGGGAGCGCAAGAAAATGATGGATGTCCATGATGCCTCAGCTAACTGAAAACTGGCCACTTCGGCTGGATGCCGCGCGCCAATCTGCCCGTCCCGTTGCAGAACGCATCGGTGGGATAGAGCGATCGCTGCATGGCGTCGGACCAGAGCGCCTTTGATGGGCGCGATCTCGTGTTTTCCCCGGCGACGACTGCCAGGCTTAGGGACAGGGTTGCGGTCTCTCCCTCCCGGATAGGCGGGCGGGATTCCTTCGGATGCGAAGCAATCCCTGTCCAAATCGGGATGATCTGGCTCATCGGCTGGTAATACTGATCGAGCGTGGTCAATCCGACCTGCACCAGCTTCCCGCGCACGGAAGGAATGCTGTCGAGCATGGCCGAGCCGGTCGCCGGATCTATGCCGGAGACCGAGAAGTCCACAGCATCCGACGTCCCGTTGACCAGCACCTCGAGCGATGGCACGCCGACAAGACGGCCGCCGCCGAGATAGACCGTTCCATCCGGGTCGATGCCGTCGAAGCCGATCGGCACATCGTTGACACCGAACCACATATGCAGCGCCGGGTTCGTGTCGATCCGGAGGAACACGCCGAGCTGATGGCTGCCGCGCATCTCGTCGACGACGTTCGCCGGCACATACTGAACGGAATAGGCCATCAGAACGCCTCCGTGAACTGAACCGTCGGGCGCGCTGAATACCAGCCCGAATATTCCCAAGGGATGGTGACGCCCTTAGGTAGGCGCATCACGCAGCGCGGCCGCGCGAGCTCGACGCGAGTGCCGGCCGTCACCGCTTCGCGCAGAGGCGGGCTTATAGCGAGGCGATAGACCGGGTTCTCCTCATCCGTCTTGTCGAGCACGTCCCAATGGCGATAGACCCGCCAACCTTTGGTCGGGTGATAGATCGAAAACCAGTCAGACCAGCGGAGGTCTCGCGCCGCCCCGTAGACGCGCATCGAGATGATCCCGGCATTGAGTGCAGTATCCTCGGTGACCTCGCCATAGGCCGTCGCCTGCGAATAGCCCGAGCCATCAGAGTGCAATGAACTATCCGAATGCGGGATGCCCGTGATGATCGGCCGGCGCGTGCCATTGATGACCGGGAACGGGCCGATCTTGTCGTTGACGATCGGCACGTTGATGAAGCGAAACCCGCCATTGAGCCGCGCGCCCAACCAATTCAACACCTCGAAGCGCTCGTCAGGTCCTTCCAGAACCATCCCCGAGTAGGTGGCGGTGATGATGCCGCCGCCTGATGTCTCGATGCTGATCGGCTCGCCAACGCCGTTGACGCCGCCTTCGAAGCCACTGCCTGGATTATCGAACTTCGCCTGCGTCGGCCGCAGAAAATCCACGGGGAACATCGGCTGACTGGTATAGACGGCCATCCTCAGCCCACCCGTGAATTGAATTTCTTCTGCGTGTTGCCGAAGCCGCCGCGCGTCTGATCGATCTTGTCCTGATAGAGCGCTTCCTGCGCGCCCTGCCGGGCGAGCTCGCGGACATGCTCGTCCCCGCTTCCGCCGTGGACATGGACTTCCAGCTTTCGAGGCGCAGCAGACGCCGCATTGTCGTTGCTGCCGCCCATCATTTGTGCGCTGCGATTGGTGTTGAACACCTGCGAGCCCTGCGGCAGGTTCACCAGTTCCGGGCCGCGCTCGCCGACGATCGCCATGCCGCCCGGCGCATAGTTCGTGCCGTCGGCGAACAGTCCGGTGATTCCGCCTGATGCCGCCAGCGTTGCTTGCGCACCGATCGGCTTGAAGGCACCGAAGAGCCCGCTGAGCCAACCGAACAGGCCGCCGCCACCACCGCCACCAGACGCGGCGGGAGCAGCCGGGAATGAAGAGCTCGACAATGCCGAGCCGATCTTACCAAGCCCGCCCCCGAAGGTATCGAGACCCTTGGTAGCGGCGCCAGCCGAACTCGCCAGCTTGTTCACGGCGTCGGCCGCGCCGCCAGCCCCTGCGCCGGCACCGATACCATCGAAGTTGCCGATGCCTGCCTTGCCAGCGCCATACCAAGCACCCCATCCCTTCTTCGATGCGTGATCGAGGGCGAAGTCAACACCGGCAGGGCCATTGGCTGCGAGCGCCGGATCAAGCCCGGTCTTGCGCATGAAGTCGTTGCCGAGACCACCGCCCTTGTACAACTGGAATGGCCCGAAGGAAGGTTCCTGCACACCGTTCTTGACGAAGTTCGACTGCATATTCCACGAATTCAGACCGCCTTCGGACTTCGCCACTCGAAGAGCAATGTCCGGGTCGATGCCACGCTTTGCAGCGGCTTGGCTGATGTAGGAGGCAATGTCTCCAAGCGGAGCGCGCGTGACGGGAGTGACCGGAGCCTTCCCGAGGTTGTCATTGGCAGCCGTACCCATGACGGCAGACGCAATCGCGCTTACACCCGATCCAGACGCCGCCCCGCTGCCCTTCGTTCCCGTGAGCATGTCGGCGAAGATATTGCCGATGCCATCGAAGAACTTCTCCCAGAGCTTCGAGGCCTCACTCGTCAAGGCGGATTCGAAACCCTTCAGAAAGGCCTTTCCGATGTCATGGCTTCCGGAGATCAACTCGCTGCTGAAGGCATCGCCGAAGCCTTTGGCGAGATCCTTCGCCTGCTGGCCGCGCAATTGCTGGCGGATAGCCTGTGCCTCAGGCGAGTTCAGATCCTCATTGAAGCCGTAACGATTGAGGGTGCCCGCCACTTGCTGATCCATGGCGCTGCGCTCGGACTGGCGCTGCTGTAAGCCGATGTCGAGCCAGAAGTCAGCCTTTGCCTCCTGCGCGCGCCGGTATGCCTTTTCAAGGTCGTCTACCTTTTCCGTCTGATCTTCGATTTCAAAGAAGTTGGGCTTCTGACCTGGCACCGGGACATTCGTCAGCCGGCCATCGCTGTTCAGGATCGTGGGCGCGCCTGGGTCCTGATCGAGATCGAGAGGCCTGCGCCCTGGCACGGGAACATTCGGCGGAATGAAATCAGAGGGTCGATAGGTGCGCCCGCCATCGGTGAAGGTCGACCCGGAAAGGATGTCCTGCACATTAGAGCCGCCGGCAATAGCCTTGATCCATTCGGTGCGGGCCTTCTGGGCAGCCTCGACGCCGCGATAGATGGAGTCCGTGACCTTGTCGAAGGCGTCACGGAAGTCCAGAACAGCCGGAACGCCATATTGCGAAACCGCATTCGACAATTCCAACTGAACGCGGTTGAGATCGGCCATCGAGGCCGTGCCGTCATTCAGTCGGTCACGCAGATCGCCCCACGCCTCACGCAGGTCGCGAATGACGACTGCATTGTTCGGGTCGCCCTGCAAGGCGCGAAAAGCAGCCACGCCCTGCTTCTGGATAGTGTCCAGATTTGCGGAGAGGCCATCAAGCTCGCGACCAGCGAGGATTTCGCCAGCCTCGCGGCCCTGCGTGAGTTTGTCGGCTCGGTCTAGCTGGTCGACATAGGCTTTAAGCGCCGGGGTGGCATCGCCCCAAAGTTCGGCAGCACGTCTGATGACTTCATTTTGCTCCTCGAAGAGCTTGCTGGTCTTGCCGGTACCGCTTTCAGCGGTCGTAAAATACTGGACGAGGGCGGCTACGCCACCGATGACGCCGATCGTAACAAGCGAGATCGGATTGAGGATTTGCATGAAGGCGCCGGCGACAGCCGGGCCAATAGCCTGCCCGCTCGCCTTGATGTCGTTGAACACCTGGGAGACCTGCGGACCCTGCTGCAAAGCGACCGTGTACCAGGGCATGAAAGCGGCAGTGCTGCCGATATCGAAGCCCTGCGCGGCAAGGTTCGATGTGTTGAAGCTGCGCGATGCGCCGCCATTGCTGTTCGCGGCCTTGACCGCCGCGCTGGCCGTGCTTGCCGAAGTCTTCAGGCGCTCGAAAGCCAAGCGCTCGCGATCGAGGGCTTGTGTCATCTGCTGAGCGTTGATCGCGCCGACCTTATGAGCGCGCTCGATCTCGCCGATCGCGGCCTCATAATTGCGGGTGGCCTGCGCAAGCGGCTGATATTTTAACGTCAGGCGCTCGACTTCCATGCGGAAGGCGCGAACGTGATCGTCTTGGTCGGCCAGAGACTTCGCCATGCGCTCCATGGGAGGAGCGGCCTTGCTGGCACCATCAGCAGCGCGGGACAGGGAGCCGCCGAGAGCAGCGGCCTCTGCTTCTAGCTTATCCGCAGCCTGTTGAGTGCGAGCAGCAGCAGACGTCAGCCGGTCGAGATCGGCAGCTGCAGACGATGCCTGCGAGCTGTCGATTTTGAACCCAAGGGTGGCTTCTGACATGAGGTCACTTCCGTTTATTGGGGAAGATGGCGTCGAACAATCTGCTGGTGAGCGGGCGCTCGGAAACCTGCTGTTCGGGCTCTTCCTTGTCCGCCGCCTTCTGGGCAACCACTTCTCGGCGCTTCAGGTCCATGGAGATGATGGCATCGAGTTGCCACTGCAGGAGAGTGATGCCGCGGAGGCGAGACCACTCCCCTATTGCTTGAAACCCCAACGCATTCGGCCCGAAGCCGTTGCTGGTGCGCTGGCAATCAAGCTCACGAAACCAATACCAAACCTGCTCACCGGCGACCGGAACGGCAATCTTCTTGCCGTTGTGCTGATCTTCAATCAGTCGGCAGAGGCCGGCGATGAGCTTTTGGTAAAAGAGCTGCGGCGGACCGCCCTAACCTCAACCTGCTCCCGAATGATGCGGAACTTTGAATAGAGGTTGCGGACATTCTCCTCCGAGAACGGGATCACCTGGCCAGCTATTTTCGGATTTGGCGTCCAGTGGGTAGTTGCCTTGGCGAGGATCGCGACCATGCGGCCATCGCCATCATCTGTGGCAGCTTCGAGAGTTCCACGCTCGGCCGCTGCCTTGGCGAACTCCGCAGTGACATCACGCATTGCCTTCTGCATGCGATCGCTGTCTGGGCCGACAATGCCGATCCTGAGACCGATCGGCTTGCCCTGTTCATTGAGGATTTCGACCTCGATCCCCTGCTCCTGAGACTGGATGAGGGATTCGAGGCCGGAGAGATCGGCGAATGCTTCAGTGGTCATCAAGCACCGCCTACGGGAGCCACGGTGATGACCGGGCTGTTGATTTCGACATTGCCCTGCAGTAGGCGAGCCGTATTTGCGCCGCCGCCGTTCTCCTGCGCCGTCATGACGATGCCATAGAAGAACTTCGTGGTGCCGGCGGGGACGGTGGAGATCGTGTGAACGCCGGACTGCGTGCCCGTGGTCGTGATCGCCGCGCCGCCCGGAGTGGCCGAAAGCGTGATCGTGTTCGCGTCGGTGACCGTCTTCACATAATAGGTGGTGCCGGCGGTCAGGCCCGTCGGCAGCGCGCCGGTGGTCGCGAGCTTGACCGGGTCGTTGACCTGGCGGCCGTGGCCGGTCCAAGTGACCACGCCGGGTGCGGCGATCGTGATCGTTGCCGTGCCGGAGACGACAGGCGGCGCATCATCGAAGGCCAGCTTGAAGGGATAGTTGAAATCCGTGTTCTCGGCGGCGATCAGCGCGATCTGGCCGGGATCGTTCGGCATGATGATGAAGTTGTTCTGCATCGAGCCAGCATTGCGCGTGCCCTTTGCCTTCAGCGTGCGGCCGGAGGAGATGACGTCTTCCGAGATGAGCGTCGCGGCATCGCCGATCGCGCCCATCGTCTGCCAGCCCTTGAGCTCGGTCCAGGTGACGGAAGCGAAGTCGGTAGCATCGATGTCGGCATCGTCGGGCACGGTGTTGACGGCAGGGCCGATATAGATCTTGGCACCTGCAACCGGGTAAAGCTGCGGCATGTTGGTAACCTCTCATGTCTGATTGCGCTTGCCGAAGGCGCGAAAGGGACGGCAGGCCAATCAGGCCGGAACTTGCGGATAGCAAAGCCACCGGGTGGTGACGGGTATGTTGTGGTGCGTTTCGCCCGTGACGAGGACGCCGATCTCCGGATCCTCATCAATGCGGACCTGAGTGTCTGCGCGGAGCAGCTTCGTGCCCCGGCGGAGATGGGCGCGCAGCTGGCCGGCGAGGTTATAGCCGTCGACGATCGCCGCGGCTTTCGGCCACATGACGTTGGTGCGCATGAAGCCTTGCCTGATCGGGTCCATCTCAAGTGACAGGTCTGTCTCGATCGAGCGATTGAAATGGACCTCGACGCTCACGAACTTGCTCTGAGCCGTCGGCGTGAACGTGACGCCCGGCAGAACCATGGTGACGCCGGGCGGTGGCGCAAACTCCTGGCACCTGACGAGCAGCGCCTGGTAGATTTTCATTTCCACTGTGTCGGCCATCTGCTAACCCTTGGCCAATGGCCGATAATCACCCGCTCAGCGACGAGGAAGTCTACGACCTGATCCATCAGGCGTTGATGCTGTTGAGCAAGAAAACGGTCCGGACGCAGAACGCTCATTCGGTGCTCAGCGCAGCCGTCGCTAACCTCGAAGTCCTGCAGAAGGCCTTGATCATCCTGACTGAGGGGCGGGACCCGCTTCGGCAAGATATTCAGCAAGATCAGCCCTAGTGCAGCGCTTTAAGCCATACCGGCTATGAAACGCACGATGGCAGGGAGCGCATAGCGTGATCCCGTTTTCGACATCCCATGCGGCTTCTCGATTTCGACAATGCGGGTCGATGTGATGGGCGTTAAGATTGCCGCCATCATCGTTTCCGCATTTCTGGCAAGTGTAGTTGTCGCGAGCGTAGACCTTCGCGCGCCACTCCGCTTGCTGGTACATGTCCCGCCGCTTGGCGCGATCCTGTTCGGTAAGGTCTGTACGCCAGTTCGGCGATTTCTCGCCCCATTGGTTTCGCGCCTCTGACATCGGTTTGGTCGGCACGCCGTTTTCTTTGAGGATACGGTCTATCACGAAGCGCGTCACACCAAACTTGACGCCGACTGACTGCGAACTCTCGTACTTTTTTAGGTAAAGCTTGATGACCTTCTTTGCATCTAGCTCAATCCTATTTTTGGCCTTCGCTCCGCGCTTTGTGTCGTTGTGATGCCGGATGTTGAAGCCAGCTCTCCGAAGGCGCTTGCGAACAGTGCAGCCGCTTACCCCAAGCTGCTCGCCAATGTCGTTGCAGCTAACCCTCATGACCTCGTAGAGCCAAGCGGCGCGGCTCAAATCAAACTCGACCCGGACAACCGTCTTCGCTTTAGGCTGTCTCGGACGGATGGGAATGCCAAAACGCCGGGCAAGGAAATTGACGTGCTCGTTAACGCATCCTATTTCGTCCGCCAACTGATATGTCGGAACGAGGTCGACTGCATATTTCTGATAGAACCACTGAGGGTCCACATTGAATTTCTTGGGTTTGTTCTTGCCCTTATTGCTCACGGGAAGAGCTGCGAATAGAGTCGCCTCAGCCATTCGATCCACCAACGATCGTTTCGGTTAGAGCCGGGTCGCTGTTAGCGCAGCTTCTCGGCTCGTTTTTTATAACTCAAGTCCCACCGTGATCAAAGCGAGAACGGACCGTTTGCTCGGCTTGCGCAACTATTTGTGGCCATCTCTGAGCAGTTGCTGCAACGAAGCCGTACCCAGTTTGATTGTATAGGCGCCCAAGAGAGTCGGCGCCTACAAATCCCATCTCTAATCGGCGCGCATAGGCTGCCTGGAAGCCGAGGTAGATCGTGCTGCCGAGCTCGGCGCCGGCGATGACCATCTCGATCCCACTATCCGAGAATGTCGTCTTGCCCTCTTGTATCCTCGGCATGTCAGCGGTTGATGCCATCAGCGATCGGCGAAGATTGCCAGTCTTGAGCGGCATCCGCCCGCCCTCAGCCACAGGCGTCCGAACTTCGTTGGCGACTTCCTGCGCAGCGGTCTGAAAAACCGCCTGACTTCGCTCCAGCTCGGATATCGCCCATTCCGATACCTGGGCGGCGAACGAAAGGTTTTCGGTGGCCATCAGCGGCCCCTTGAGCGGGCATAGGCTTCTGCAAAGTCGAAATTGTATTCGACGTCGCAGCGGCAGCCGACGACCTCGGAAGCGCCGGCGCCGAGGGACGTGTCGCCGGGATAACGCAGCAGCGCGCCGCTCGGAGACTGGAAAGCGAGATCCATGCCCCTCACCTCTTGGCCGTTCAGGACCACGTGCGTATGGCGGACGTTCCGGTCGCCGGCCGACCGCCACTTGCGGGTAACGAGGGTGGCATCCCTGCCCGACTTCGACAGAGCCTGCTGAAATGCCTCATGCTTCGAGGACATGACCGCGGTGACGGTCTCGGTTCGGGCGATCGTCTCGCCTCGCAGGCGCAAGTTCCGGTCTCGGAGGCGCATCAGCACCTTGTCGAGTGTGTCCTTATCCAGCGGCTTGCCGGCGGCGATCGCGCGCTGCACGGCGTTGTCGAGCCGCTTGTCTCGCGTCTTGAGCGTCAGATACTTCCGCATCAGCGCCGGATCGCCCGACAGTAGGTTGATCCGCGTCCGCTCGATAAGCTCTGCTTGCGGCCCGTTCAGGCCGATGATCCCGCCTTCCCGCTTGCCGGTGGTCGCCGACTTCCGGCCCACCAAGTCGAGAGCGATCTTGTTCGGTCCTGCCCCTTGAGAATAGGCCTCGACGATGGTCTGCCGAGCCGCCGCGACCGTCTGCTCGCTGATGTTGGTGATCATCGTCGACGATAGATTGCGGATATTCGCCTCTGCGCCTTGGTTGCTCACGTCCCAGCGAAAGACGACGCGGTTTCCGAAGGCATCGGAAAGGCGTGGCATGTTCTGCGAGGTCAGCAGGCCGCCGGCATCATATGCCTGCCTCATCGCCTCAGACAGCGGCCGGAACGCCGCCGGGTCGATATGCAGCGCCTGTATGGCGCCCTCGACGTCACGAGCCTCAAGCTTCGCCACGACCTCGCGCAGCACGATCTCACTCTTGATGTCGTCGATCGCGTCGAGGAAGGCTTTCTCAAGCGTCGGTGACAGCTTGTCGACGAGCTCAAGGAGCTGCTGGCGAAGGGTTGCCATTATTCGATTGCGATCCTGACGTCGCCATAGACTTCCTCATAAAGGATATTTTGGCCGTCGTGGGCAAAGTTATCCGAAGGCGTCAGCACCACGCGTTTGACTGCGCCAAGTGTTTCATCTGCCATGACAGCATATTTCTGCTCAATGCCATCGAGATAAATGCGCACCTTCTTGCTGTCGCCATGCGCGATACAGTAAGGCCGGTAGCCGGCATCACCTTCTTCCGACGAAACGCGAAGACCATTCGGCTTTGCGACCGCTACCGAAGCTATTACCGGGGCGACGGCAACCGCGCCGGCAGCGCCCTTCATGAAAGAGCGCCGGTTCATTCCGTGCCTTCCTTCTCGCCCTTCTTTTTCGGCGCCGGCTGCTCTTCCTTGAGCTTCTGCCCGACGCCGATGGTTTCGAGCGCGGTCGCCTCGCCGTCGGCAAGGTCCATCAGGATCGAACCGGCTTCCCGGCCCTTGTACTTCTTGGTGAGCAAGACGTTCGTCATGTTGCTGTCCTTTCAGGCTGCAGGCTTGATTTCGCAGGAGACGACAGCGCCGACGGCATCGATGATGATGCCGCCGTGCTTCTTGTCGCCCAGCTTTTCGAGTTCTGCGTTGACCGCTTCGATGGCTCCCTTGAGCTTCTCGAAGGCTGCGGTTGTTGCCTCAACCGAAGTGTGGTCGATGGCGATGGAAAGCTCTGTTGGCTTCATGGAGCCGTTCTCCCCTGACAGATGAAAACTACATTGATGATCCCATCGTAATTTTGCGGGTCATCCGCCACGATGTGATATTCCGTGCCGTCGGCGCCGATCGCGAGATCTCCGACCTTCGGCGCGACGCCAATCCCGATCGAGCCGATGTAGAGATGCTTGTCGGACGCGAGGATGTTCGTGCCGTCGACATAGCGCCGGTCATAGGTGGCCGGAAACAGGCGGCAGTCGTAATCGGTCGGGGTGCCGTCACCGCCGTTGATTGGGTCAGGCGGCGTCACCCTGCGGATCTTGCCAGCCTGCCCGTATTTGGTGATGAGGCGCTGCGCGGTCGCCTGCAGGCGAATGAAGAGCGGATCAGCCACAGCGAGAGCCACCGATCGAGAGGATGCCGAGATAGACCAGATCCTCGCAGCGCAGGTAAGGCGCCAGCATGCCGTCGACGATCGAGATCAGCGGCGTGATGCCGGATGCCGTGCCGTCGGATTGTGCGCTCTGGTACTCGACTTCGAGCTGGCCGACCTTTTCGCGCTTCACCGCCGACGAGGCGGACCCGACCACCGACAGCGAACCGGGCGACACCGCTTCCTGATAAGCCGCCTGATACGAGGCATTGATCACGGCGGCCGGAACGACGTTCGAAGCCAGCAGCTTGCCGTTGACGATCGCGCCCTCGCGCGGCCACTGACGCTCCTGCGCGGCATCCACGACAGAGCCGAGGAAGCGGGAGCCGTAGACCGCATCGATGTAGTTGCTGCCACGGTTGCGCAAGACGGCCGCCGACGGCGGCGCCGGGTCCGTCGGCAGAGAATAGCCGTTATCACTCAGCCAGGCCGTGAAGCCTGCATCGTCGCCGTATCCAGCCATGTGAGGTTATCCGATCAGTTCTGAGCAGGAGGCGTGATGACGCCGACTGCCACGAGGACAGCAACCTGTACAGCGGTCAGTGCCATGGGGGTATCTCCTACATGTTGCGACTAAGTAACCATTCCGCGAAATGGCTAAATGTTGCACTTGTTATCACTCGCCCTTTTGGTGTTAGTTCGCGCTTCGGTTGGGGAACCTAGATGACGACAAACCTGCCTAAGAGCCGGCTTCACGCTGGTATGCGATCATATCTTCAAGAAATTGCAGACGTTGGCGGTGATGCCGCCATGTTCGACGCGGAATTCGAAAGGTTTCGAGCAAACGTCTATTATCAGGCTGCCGAAGTTGCCGGTCTGATCAAGAGTGACCAGGGCGACACCATGGGCGTTTATATGCACGTCCGATTGACGAAGGACGGATGGGCCGTGCTAGGAGTCGACAGGACGACGATACTGGGTCGCTTTATCTCCTTCGTCAAAAAGCAGATCAAGCCTGGATCCTAAAATCCAAGACAAGGGCTATAACAGGACTACCCCTGTATCAGCACGGAAATAGGCTATAGCGGCGGCGATCTGGTCTTCGGAAAGGGAGGCGCCCTTGAACCAGGCAATCCCCGCGATCGCCCCGTCCAATGCTCGATTGTTGGTCGCTGCGTTGGCGATGTAGAACGGTGAAGCGCTGTTATCGACCGGTGACCCTGCCGGCGTTACTGAGTTCACAAAGCTGAAACTGTCGAAGGCCACCGCGGGGGGGTACACGCCGGACTGATAGCGCTGGGCGAGGCAGTGCCACACGTTGAAACTCGACGTGATATTTTGCGTTGCATCCGTCGTTGAGTAGTCGAGGTTGGTCGAAATGCGAGTGGCGTCGGCCTGGCCGATACGCTCGGCACCTACCTCATAAAGCCTGCCGAAACCTCCCCCGCCAGTCGTTGCCGCTTTATATGCGATCAACATCAGGCCGTCCGTTGCAAAGATGTTCGCGCCAGGTCCACCAGCGGGAGCAACGAGTCGCTTATTGCCGCTAATCAGCAACGCCGCCTTCGCATTGGGAGCGCCGTCATAGTCCAGAATGGGCGCATTGGTGGCCTCGACTGCCGTCATGGTGTTGTCGATGTCCGACCAAGCCGTAACGGCCGCTCCATCTGCATAGAGAGCCTTCAGGCTTTCCGCACGCAGATAGGTCGCCGATGCCGTCCAGAATGCCGGGGGAATGGGAGCGGCCGGAAGGGATGCCGGCAATCCACCTACGATGCCCGCCGCAACGGCTGCGTGACCAGCAACATTCGGGTGCAAGAAATCATCAGTATAGGCCGCAGACAAGATTTGGTTGGCGGCATTCTGCCACCCTGGACGTGTATCGATAAATCCAGATAGCAGGCCGCCACCGCCTGATGCCAGATATTGAAAGTAAGCATTAAGCTGATCGGCAACGCCACCAACTTCATAGCCTGATTTGGGAGTTGATATGTTCCCTACGGTTACGGTCAATATTGGAAGCGCGGAAACAGCAAAGCCAGCCCCAGCGAGAACCGCGATCATCGCACTGAGGCGCGTGCGCATCGTTGCGTAATCCGTGGGACCTATATCGTTGGTGCCGATCGGCACCCATGCATCAGTGCAGCCGGAGGCGAGAGCAAGGGCTAGGCGCTTAGAGTGGGATACCAACCAATCAGATGCAAGCTCACCGCCAGTTCCAACTTGCAGAACCGGGAACAAGTCCCCGAACTTGCGTTGGATAAACCCTATCCGGTCCCGCGTCGGGTCATCGAAGTTGCCGTTTCCGATGCTATCAGAGAAAACTGCCACGGCGCGTGGAGCTGTTGATAGGCCCCTAAACGCGACAGCACCATAGAATTCAGTCGTGTCCAGCGGCGTCGGCGTACCGGCGATGGGCGATGTCGACAGAAGCGAGCCTTCCCCATTCGCAGCGGCAAGAGAAACGCGCTCAAGCGTGGGCCACTTCTGTCCGGCACTCACTACGTTGACGGTTACCTCTTCATCAAAATAGGCATTCTCAGACATTGGCAGATTAATCGGATCAATCCACACGTCAGAGGCGTTGTTTGCCAGCGTGACCGAAGGGTTGCCGCCAAATGTGGCGTCTACCCAATTGCCCGTTCCAGAAGGATATCGGTAGCGAGCGGAAACAGTAATCGAATTGAAACCTACGGCCTCGCTTCGCCGGTTGCAGTAAGCTGCGCCGAACTGACCGAAACAGCCTCCCTTGTTCACCTTATGGCGAGAAAGATACTTCCCATAGGTGTTGACGCCATCAGAACCGCCAGCAGTTGCCCATGTCTGCTTGGTGCGGTTGGCAATTGGACGGATTGCGAGCGTGAGCTGTCCGCCCTGCGCAATAACGCCAGCCCCCACCAGAGCAGCAATAAGATTCGGTGAAAGAGCCATCGTGATCTCCTTGGCTGCTCTGGATTTTCGGGAGGTAGGAAGGGTTAGGCGTCTTTCTTGTGAAGCTCGACGAAGGCTGCTCTGTCCTCTTCGGACAGGGTGTCGAAGCCTTCGAGATCGTCTTTGCGCAGGCCTTTGGTGACAGGCTCACCGTCCTTCGTGATGACGGAATAGCCACCGCCCTTGCTCTCGACAGCGTAGGCGGAGTTGAGGACAGGTTCCTTGCCTTCGGTCGAGCCGGAAACGACTTCGTAGCGGCCGACCAGATCGGTCGGTTCTTTCTCGACGTCGAGTTCCGTGCCGATGGCGAGTTCCTTGCCGTCGGCACCATAGATGCCAGACGAGGAAAGGCCCGCAGGCGCTTTGATGCGAATGCGCATGGGATTTCTCCTGAATTATGAGGGGATGCCCCGCCGTGATTGGCGAGGCTAAAGATCAGACGACGACCGAATAGAAGACGCCGGATCGACCGTTGATGTCGGCGCGAATCTCGATACCCAGCGCATTCATGACGAGGAACTGGTAGTTTGCCGTCGGCATGTTGCGCGGGATCGCGGTCGTGTTGGTTGCCATGCCGACGCGTGGGCGGATGTAATCAGCCGACGGCACGAAGCCGAAGAACTGATTGCCCGTCAGCTCGAAGGATACCGCAATCTTCTTGATGCGGCGGTTCTTCATAAGCTGCTCGAGGCGAGTCCCCAGCGTCGATCCGGCGGAAGGGTTGATCTGCGCATCGAGGTTTCGCATGATCTCCGGAGAGACATACAGGTTGACCGGGCCAGCAATCAGGTTGGCATCCAGCATCGCGCCGAACGGGCCGGTGAAGAACGCATCAAGCTGCGCCCACGTGGCCGTGGTCAGGTCGATGTTGGCACCGCCGGCGCCAGCGCCGAGGTTGATCGTTTTGGAATACGGCGAGTTCTTAATGCCGAAAGCCGTGTAACCCTGGAACACGATGGTCGGGTCACCATTGAGGCAGAAGAGCGCGTTGTCGCGGCGGATCTTCGCCGTGATGGCTTCCTGGTCGTCGGAGAGAGCATCGAAGTTCTCGGACTGCAGGGTGTTCCACTCACGCCACTCGCGGCCGTAGCCAGACGAGAAGACAGGAACGACAGTGCCCCGGTAGTCGTAGCCGACCTTATCGAGGCCGACCGGTACCTGGCCGGAGAGAGACCGGGTGACCACGCCGGCGTCGCCGGAAACGCGGTTGAGAACCACGATCTTGCCGATGTTTACCGGCTTTGCGAGCGGCATCAGGTCGTCCATCCAGACAGAACCTTCGTCCGAGCGCATCACGCGGCGGGTAGTATCGTCGAGTTCCTGCCATGCATCGCGCGGCAGGATGGCAGCGGAGTTGTGAAGCTCCGCCATGTGGTCCTCGATACGGTGGAAGTGTTCACGGTCTGCCGTGACCTCTCCCCACCAGCGAGCATGATCGCGAGAGTTCGCGACAAGCTGTTCGTCGAAATAGCGCATGTCGGTCGCTCCTTATGCGAAGGTGTAGCCCTTGGCAGCGCGAACGCTGACAAGCTGGTCTGCACCAGAAATGTTGTTGTAGGTCTCGTTCGCGAACGCGACGACGAACGTGCCGGTGGTCGCCGGAATGAGTTTGCCGGCCGCGTTAGCGGACAGCGGGGCATCCTGGGTGATGCTGGTGGCGGTCGGGACACGACCGCGGAACAGAAGTTCGTCGATCAGTTCCATGCCGATGATGCGGTCACCGGCCAGCCAAGCAGTGTCGACGTCCTTCAGGGCGAGATAGTTGTCCTGGACGACGAACATACGACCCTTGCTGGCTGCTACAGCGGGCACGAACTTGCCCGCGGTGCGGACGACGAGAGTGCCCGGCAGAACTGCGGTATCGCAGATCGCCTCGTGCACCTGCGGCATGTTCTCCTGAACAGGGCCGCCGAAGATCTTGTTATAGCGAGCCATTTACTTGTCCCCCTTCGGAAGCTTGAAGCCCGAGCTCTGTTCGCTGCCCTTGAAGGCGGAGTTCAGCGCTGCTGCGGGCTTCTTTTCGGCCTGTGGTGAAGGCGCCAGCGCACGCAGCGTGGCGAGAGGGGTTGCCTTCGCGGTCGCTTCATCGAGAAGCTTGGCGTTGACGACCTTGGTGACGAGCGTGGCGTGCTCGGCGTCATCCTTGGCCTTCTGGTTGGCGACCATCTCAGCCTGTGCGTCGAGCACCGGCTTGAGGGCGGCGGTTACGGAGTTGGCGATCGTCTCGCCAATCTTCGCCATGCTTCCCGAGAGGGCTTTGACCTCATCGGAAAGCGACTTGAACTGCTCGTCGGTGACAGGCATCTCGTCTTCCTTCGTGTTGGTTGAGGATTCCCGCTCGTTGAAGCCCAAGGCTTCCATCATTGCGGTCTTGGTTTTTTCCCACAGGCCGACATTCTTTCGGCGCATGAGAGCTTCAACGAGGCGAGTTCCCGCCCAGTCGATTTCCTGATCGGCGGCATCCGTCAGAGCGGAGTTGACGACCTCGATATCTTCCATCTCGCCCTTGGCGTTGACGAGCATGCCGACGCCCTGGTCGGGGGTGGCTGCGCCCTCCTCGCCGATGAGGATTGCGTCATGGTCAAACACCATATTGCGGGCGATCCGCTTGTGATCGGCGGCGTTGACGGCTTCCATGGTGGCGAGCAGGCCAGTCGAGGTGTGAACTGGGCCGCCGGCCTCGATCGCAGCCAGAACAGCCTTGCCGCCTTCCGTGCGGTTGGCGACCTCGACGTCGATCACCTTGTCGAGCAGCACCCGGCCGCCTTCCCGGCGTACGTTCTCGTTCCATGCCCCGATATGGCCGATGTTGACGCCTTCCGGGTCGCGGGCGGAGATGAACTTGCCGTTGACGAGCGGGTGACCGAGCGGCGCCGGCGACCGGTTGAGCGTCAGATAGCTCTTCTCGATCTCTTCGGACGGATACTTGATCCCGTTCATGATGATGTCGTCCGGCAGGGTTGCCGAAGGCACGATCACGACATCGCGGCCATTGCGCTTTTCCTTGCGGACAGCCTTAACGTTCGCCAGCGACCTGACGTTCACACGCACCTGGGGCATGGGATTTCCTTTAATTCGGCTTCAACCGATCTCTGCGATCAGAAATCGAGTGCCGTTTGCGTCAAACTGGACCGGTATTTTGGACGCGGACGTCAAATAGTAGGCGGCAAGGCAGGCGTCGCCGATGTTCTGACCGCCCAGTAGTCGAGCCATCCATTTCTGACGGCCATCTTCTTCTACTAGCGAGAGATCGCCGGTGTTCTGTTGAATGAACGCGATCGTGTCACGCTTGTTTTTCGTCACCCACGCAGAGTGGGGCTCGCTGCTGAAGAAATACTGTTCGATCATGTGATCAATGGTATCGCTCATGGCTTGCCCCCATTCGGCTTGGTTGTGACGCCTCCGGCTGCGGCGTCGTTCTCCTCGTCGGTGGCCTCATCTCGATACTTGTCGCTCTCGTCCAACGGCTCGTATCCAACCGCGCCGCGAATATCCTCGGGGGTGAACACCCACTCGCTGGTCCCGGTCTTCTGGTTGACGTCAGCCATCTTCACGGCTCGATCGATCTTCTCGCCCATCGACGCCTCGGTAAGGTCGGCCTGGTCGATGAACCAGTCTTTCTCCGGCAGGATCTCGAAGCGCTGCAGGCGGGTGACGAACTCCATGATGTTCGGGTGCGTGACGTTGGCCCGGCGCGACATGCAGGTCTGCGCCCACTCGTCCGCATCCTCCTGGCTGGCCCGCTCGCCCGTCTGCATGCCCACCAGGACCTTCACCGGCATGGAGATCGACGCGGCGAAGGACTGGAGCGGCACGCCATAGAAGTGCTCAGGCGATGGGAGCGTGACGTTGAGCTGCTTCGCCTGCATGCCCATGAGCATCAGGAGCTGATCGAAGCCGGCGTTATAGTCGGCCACCTGGTCATTCATCTTGTCGGCGAGCTCTTCGACCGTGACGCCCATCGCCTTCGCCATGTCGGCAATCTTGGCTTCCTTGTCGACTTCGAGCACCGGTGCCGACTTGGCGTTCTTCCAGAAGCCCTCGCCACCAGCGCCCTTGACCTTGTCCATGTCGATCAGGTCGTTGAAGCCAGGCTCAAGGATCGACCGGCCATAGATCGTGCCGTCGTCCGACCAGATCAGGACGCGATCGGGATGGATGCGAAGCTGGCGATTCTGCTTCGCGTCGCCGGTCATGGCTGCCTCGTTGAACTGGTACATGACCGGCTCGCCGTATGTTTCCGATCGATGATCGGTATCGTATTCCGCGACGGTCAACTGGCCCTTCCAAACCGGGTCGACCTTATAAAGGCCATCGAGACCGCCGGGGACCGTGTCGACTGGCTGGTCGAACACCTTGCCGTCCCTCAACCGAAGGATGACGCCGGAATATCCGCCAACCATCGCCATGCGATCTGCATCGGTAAGCTTTGCCCATAGGCGCAGCGCAGAAAACTTCTTGCGGATCTCCCTTTCGAGATCCGTTTCCTTTTGCGGGCCGCTCTCTGAACCGTCTCGCTCCTGTTCGAGCAGGAAAGGCGCGTCCTGCCAGGTCTTCAGCGCGGTCTTGTCCACGCCGGCGGTCGCCACGCCGTTGCGGAGGTACATGCGATAGAGCTGGTCGAAGCTGAGCGTCTCGGGCCAGCCGAAATCCTTGTAATAGTCGTGCTTGACGTTCGCGCCGGGAAAGAAGGCCGGGAACATGCTGCCGAGCCGGCGCTGGGCGTAGTTTGCCAGCCTCAGGACATTGCTCATCGGTTCTTATTCCTCAGGAACATCGCAACGGTCGGCGGATCGTTGATAAGAGCGTTGAAGGCCCTGCTCGTGCTGTCCGCGTCGTCGTCATGGGTTGCTTCAGGGAAGCCTTCCAACGCCGTGAACCAGTCCTCATTCCATGGCGCCCGCAGAACGAGGACATTCCCCGCCTCGGCTTGCGCTGAGAACGGGCTGAAACGCGTGACCTTGTCGCCGGATTCCGGTGTTGCCCTTGCCGTGTAGCCCGCAAGGAGTTTGATCAGGCTCGCGACCTGAGATTTACCCGCCTGACCAGGATCCTGCGGCAGCGAGATTTCAGTCTCGTCACCATCTTGGGCGGCGGTATTCTTTATCAGGGTCTCGACGCCGTTCGGCGACATGAATGCCTTGACGTGGTGACCGACGATGTAGCGACCATCCGGAAGCTTGCCGACCTTCGTGCCGGCCGTGCCGTCAGGATCATTGCCTTCCGTCTTCGGCGTTGCCGCCAAGTCCCATCCTCGCATCCAGCGGACGCCAGCCGGGATCGTGTCGACGACTTGGCACCAACCGCGCTGAAATAGCAGCCCGGCAGCGGGCCGGATCTTCCAGTTGCCGCCGAGGAGACGTTCCCGCTCGACGGTCGGCTGCGCCATCAGGTTGGCGAGATAGCCAGGGTCGGCCGCCATCAGCAGAGCGTTGTCGCTGAGCTTGGCCGGGATGAACGTTACTGACTTCGGCGGAATAGGCTCGCCGGTCAGCGGATTGACGTGGTGCTCAAGCTCCTGCGGGCTGCTCGCCCATATGATCGTGTCACCGATGCGAATGAACCAGCGAAGGACGCCGGCGCGCTCCTGGATGGCAAATCCGGTCTCCGGATTGATCCACCAGGATATGAATTCGGCAACCCAGCTATCCGCATCAGGATTGCAGGTTGCCCGAACATATGGCCGAACCCCGCACATCGATCGGTTTCGGCTGAGCATGTACCAGAACTGCTTTGCGCTGAAATGCGTCAGCTCGTCGAAGCAGATGAGCGGGATCTGAGATCCCTGCCAGTTATAGATCGTCTTCTCGTGCTCGAGGTGAGCAAACGAGACGCCCGCCCCTGAAGGAAATGTCCAGCTCAGGTCCGGCGCCGATCGCGGTGACGCGCTCAGATGCGGATAGAGCTTTTCGCTTTCGTCCCAGAGACCGCCTTCGTTTCGGACCTGCGTGAGGTTGCGACGAAAGAAGACCGCGCCGAAGGCTGGGTTGCTGACGTGGCGCAGCGGCTCCATGAGGAGAGCCCAAGTCTTGCCGCCGCCAGCTGCACCGCCATAGATGGCGATATCGGCCGGTGAGGATAGGAATGTCGTCTGTGGGCCCGGTTGCGGCCGGATGACTGTCTGGGCTGCCGCGCCCGCCTCAACTCCTGCCATTGTCGGGCAACTGGAAGATCGTCACCGGCGAGACTGGTACCGGTAAGTCCTTTCCGTCCTTACCTGTCAGCTCGCGCCGGTTGGTGTAGCTGCCGCCGACCTCCTCCGCCGCCTGCTTGAGCAGCGATGATGCCAGAACCATGTTGCCCTGCGTCTCTGCCTTGTCGGCCATGCGCTGAAGAGCTCGGAGACGGACAGCGCGATGGCTGATCGCGATCGAGGCGGTGTCTTCGAGGAAGGTCTTGCGCGTCTCCTCGAACAAGGCTTTCCAGCGAGCGGCAAGGTTACGACCGGCCTTCTTCGTCGGGTCGTACGATTCTACCGACTGCGGTGTCAGTACGACGTTGAACTCTTTCCTGAGAGCTGCAGCGACAACCGACGGAGAATCGAAGCATGCGAGAGCCTGAACGGCATAGGTTTGCTGCTCGCGGTTGAGTTTTGCCATGTTTCAGGAAACCATCAGGAATTACGCGACACGCAACTGGCATGTCCCACATATATGGCCAATGCTGGCCCGGGATACTTCAGGCGGCTTGTTTGCTGCATCGACGAGAGCACGGACGCCGGCGGCATCTGCCCCATAGCGGCGGACGACGCCGACGAACTCTTCTACGTCGTGTCCCCTCATGCCGAATGCCGGGCTGCCATCGCGGCGAAACTTCGGGGCGCCGAACACATCGCGCTCTTGTCCTGCATGGTAGAGCTCATGCTCGACGAGGGCGCAGAACTCGGCATCCGAGCATACTGATGCATAATGGGCATCGAAGGTCAGCAGGAAGTCGGGCACTGCGCCGAACCACTGCTGCAACTGCAATTCGATCCGGGCGCGCGACCACTTGCCGGCCGGCGGTAAGCCCATCTCGCATTGACCGATGATCCGGCGGCCTGCCCTGCCATTGGGGACGTTTGTCCAGAGGGCGCCGATCGAAGCGAAGCGGAGATGGGCATGATCCTCGTTCAGGAGGTCGGCTGCCTCATCGATGAAGGATGACCGCGCCCATTCGATAAGATCATGAGCGGGCTCGAACCGGATCTCGGCTGCCTCGTTCATGTCCTCTGGCGGCATGGGCCGCTGCGGCATGTTCATCAGAGCGCCCGCCACAGATCCCGCCCGGGCGGCTGGTAGCTGACGCAGCCGACGAGGGTCGCCGCGAACGAAGCGACAGCGATCACGATGGCGAGGATGAGGAGCGCCCTGGTGGTCTTTGACATGGACGCTCCTCTCCGATCTCAGGCGGCCGGCGTGAAGTCGAGGTAATATTCTTTCCCCGGCTCGAACTGGATGGCAGCGCTCGGATTGTCGACGGTCATGCGAAGCTCGCCCCATGGGGTGGCGACGGTAAACCGGCCGTTCTCGGACTGGATATCTTCGGACCAGACGGTGTGGAAAAAGCAGGTGTTGCCTTCCTTGCCGCTGCAACGAAACTTTGCTCTTACTGTGGGTGCGCTCATGCGTCTTCTCCTGATGGTTGTGGAGGCTTGCAGACCTCCGCCTCTCGATAACGCCCCGAGAGCTTTCGGCGGGCTTGTTTGGTCCTTGGTGCCTCGACGTGCGGTCGGCCTGACCCGCGTATCTTCCTTCCGGCTACATGGCTCACCGGCGAACGGCTTCGGGAAACGGGGCCAGGCACTTTGTGCCGCCTTTGCCACGGAAGCGGCCGGTCGTCATCCGGCTTGCCCTTGGCCCCTCTGGGATACTAGAAAGCCCGCCTCGGCGAACCGGGCGGGCTGACGAGACGCTTTCCACGTCTCTCCGGGTATAGCGCTCCCGGTGCTTTCAATGCACCCACCAAGGCCTACATCAATACCCCACGTGGAACGCAAGGCTTCGTCTATGGCAGGCGATTTGGGAGAAAACCGCACGCGCCAGACACCGCGTCAAGCGGCTTAAGGGCGCGCCCCTCGGTCGGCATTGAGAGCCCCGATGGATCAGGCGGCAAATCAGTTGCGATAACACTAGGCTACCGCCTCTAGATTTTCAAGCGGGATGTCTATTTCCACCAAGCTGTCCAGCGTTTCGATCACGGCCTTGACCTTGCCGCGCGATGACGGTCCGAGAACTCGCGCGATCAGCCCGGCGAAAGGATTGCGCCCGCAGATCATCGCTATCGTGTCCTTGGGCATGATCTTCTCCCGATCCTTGCGCGTCGTCAGGTGAAGCGCCTTGCGCTCCCTTGCCTCACGCTCGGCGCGCTGCGTGTAGATCAGATTCCGGTTTTCTTCCTCGACCGCGCGCATGACTGCGATGTCGTGGGACGGCATCCGGTATGGTCCGGAGGTCCGCGACCGGCGCAGAAAGCACATCACGCCTTCCACCTGGCGAGCATCCTCAAAATTCCGACCGGCCATGTCGACGAAGGCATATCCTGTCAGCAGCGGGTATCGGCGCTCGATCCACTTTTTCGTGCGATTGTGCCGCACCTCATAGTGAACCGTCGGCATGAAGACGCTGAAACCTTCGTTCCTCAACGTTCGCTCAATCATGCTTTCCGGCTCGCCCAGCTTGCCAGTTTGGCCGCTCGCGTTCCGCTGAGACCCTGGAGCGCACCGGATCACATACCACTGTTCGTTCACCGCCATTTTAATTTCCTCTCGTGAGCCGCCGCTCGGTTATCGAATGCAGTTCTGGATAGCCTCGGCAGCCGCGGCCGCCTTCTTCGGATTGTGGTAACCAAGCTGGAGCTTGCGGGTGTAGCCGCAGGCGTCGCACATTGGCTCGCTGCTTCCCGGATTGTTGCCGGCGGCGCAGGCCTTGATGTAGCGACCCTTCCGGGTCTCGTAGGCACCGCAGACGCAGCGCACGACCCAGTTCTGATTGCCGCGGGACGTGACGTCGGCCGCGACCCCAATGACCTTCAGCCGGCCGATCGTGGCACCACTGAGGTCGACATATGTCGGATCAGCCAATTCCCGTTCCGTCGGCGCGCGGTGGGCCAATGGCAGATCGGAATGGACTTTCCCAGAGCGAGCCGGCTCCCATTCGAAATGCTCCCCACGTGCGGCCACCCGGCCGGCGACCTTGTCACTTGGATAGAGCGGAGCGACGGCATCCATGTCGACGCGAGCGAGACGGGTCATGCTGCGATCTCCTCCTCAGAAGGCCAAGGCCCGTGTTCTTCCTCGCATTTTGCGCGGATCTCTTCGGCCTCTTCCGTTTCGCCATAGTCGCAATCGCCACAGACAACGCACACATGGACGTCGATAGAGCATCCGCAATCGCGCCCGCATCCGGCATTGGCGCCACCGAAGAATTTCCACGTGTGGCCGTGTTCGCGGCAATGGGCTGGATCACCTTGCTTGACCGTCTCACCCGCCTTTTCCTTCAGGCGGAGAAACTCGTCTTCGCTGATCGTGACGGTGCTCATGCTGCACCTCGCATCGCTTCGACCTTGCGAACGGAATAGAGCGCTGTCGTGTGGTCCCTGCCACCGAACAGCCGGCCCAGCGCCGGGAAGCTCATGCCGAATTTGTTGTGGATCTCCCATACCAGAACATGACGGGCGTCTGACACCTTGCGCCGCCGGTCTTTCCCGACCATAACCGCATACGGGATACCAAGCTCGCGGCAGCGATCCTTCAGGTAGGCCTTGGGCTGGTTGCCCATTCGGTTTCTCCATTGGACAACATGGGCGTCGAAGCTGGTTGCTATCGCCTCCCAGGTCGGAAGCTGCCTGGCAAAGACCGGGATTGCCGGCTCCTCGACGATAGGCTCAAGCTTCGGGACGAGCCGGACGGGAGGATTGAAACAACGGGCATGGACCGCCGCTGCATGGGCTCGCATCTCCGCTGCGCTTGTGAATTCCATGGCTGAAACAATCATCGTTTGAAGCTCCGTTCTGATTTCTCAAGCTCTTCAGCAAGGTATTCTTCTCGGGTTTGAGGTTTCTGCAGGTGAGCAAGGCCGTTGGCCTTCGGAGGCGGTTTGTCAGGGGGCTTGAGATTGTCCAATCGCTTCCACATCCGCTTGCGGAGGTACTTCGCGGCCGAGCAGATAGCGGTACGCCCTCCGCCCTTTGCTGCTTCGACATATGCGGCCGATCTCGCCTTGGCTTCGGAACGATCAGCGTCCGTCAGCTCCCGCCATGCCGCGAATGCATCATCGTCGTTGTCGCTGGCAGCCGAAGGCCATGAATTAAACCAATCCGAAAATTGGTCGCGCTCGCGCGTTTCTTTTTCAGTTTGATCCGAACGAAGTGAGGATAGGTCAGAGGTTGTCGGTGGCACGCCCGTATCACTGCTTTTGCTTTGCACATGCACTGCATTTGCATCTGATGGCTGGTTTTTCCCCTTCGAATATCGAGATTCTGCGGCGGCGCGGCGCTTCTCGATGATATCGTCGGCTTTCGAAAGCTCCGCGTCGATGCGCTTATGAGTCCAACCAGGACCAAAGAGCATGGCGAGCATGTCCCGGCTCTCTTCCCACTGCTCCGGCGTCAGCTTGGCGATGCGGGCGATGACACGCTCGTTCTCTGGCAACCGGCCATTCTGCCAGTAGTGCATGATCAGCAACAGGTATGCGCCGTGCTCAGTCGCGGTCAGGTGACCGGTGTCCGCCAGATAATCGGCGATATGGAGCGGCATCCAGGCGCGGTTGCTCATGCTGCCACCTCATCTTCATCAAGGCGGCAGCACTCTAGGAATTGCTCGATTGAAATCCCTTCCGCTGGGTTTTCAGCAGCCCCTATAATCAGCTTCCACTCGTCGGGGTGTTTGGCCCCCTTCTTGGAGTTACAAGATTTGCAACATGGTATGAGATTGCCCATCTCAGTGCGCCCACCGAGCTTGACTGGCAACCAATGATCCACTGTCAACTTATGACCTGATGTTCTGCAATATAGGCAGGTGCCAAACTCAAACAGATCGATTAGCGATCTCCACTCTCCTCTGGTGATCGATATGCCATTATCGACCTCGCGGCTTCTTCTGATAGAAGCGCGCATACGGTTTTCCTCGCGGACAGATTCTGGGTCGGTAATAGCCTTAATCTGCCGATAGGCCTTGTTAGCGGCTCTTTTCTTTTCGAGGTTCTTCAGGGCGGATGCCTCGACAATTGTCTTTCGCCGCTCAGGATTGGTTGCAGACCATATTGCGGACCTGGCTTTCACGACGTCAGCGGTCCGTTCATAACGAGCCTTTCCGAGTTCCTTTGCGCGATCGAGATTTTTCTCTCTCCACGCCTTCGCCCGCTTTTTGGCCTGGCCTGCATTTTCAAGATAATAAGCCTTGGATTTCTCAGACACACAGGCTCTGCAGCTCGGGTTCAAACCGGATGGATTTTTGGTTTTCTTAGAAAAATCGTGAAGCGGCTTGGATACCCCGCATTTCGAGCAAATCTTCACGCTGCCCTCCTGACAATTCCAAGATCTTCGAGCAGCTTGATAGGCTCGTCCCTGCCATAGGTGACGTAGAAGGGAATACCGTGGGCTTCGCAGAGGGCTTGAAAGTCGCGCTGCGGTCCGGTGAGCTTGCCGCTTTCTGTCTTCAATTCGAGATAGCCGTGAAGCTTCGGGCCGATGACGATCAGGTCCGGCAAACCCTTGGTCAGACCGTGCTGGCCCATCGCTCCCATGTTGGGAATGGTGCCGAGGAACGTGCCTGGCAAGGCCAGCGCTTTCCAATGGGCGACGACTGCCTTGTGTATCTGGCTTTCCTTCATGCCGCACCCGCAGCTGGAAGGGCTTCCAGGTGTCCCGCGTCATCCGGCACGAAACCGGCGCTGATGAGATCGATGACAAGGCGATGATACGAGGCTTCGCCGCGCGCGACGATACAAGGGCGCGCCATATCGTCGACGCAACCGAAGCCCTTGCCCTCGTGGCTGGCGATGTACAGCGGGCACAGGGCGATCATCTGCCATGGGCAGTGAACGTCCTTCCCGTCTCTGGGATACGGATCAAAGCTCGTCATGCGCGCCTCCGGCCGCGCTGGACGCGCTGCTGGTACCGGCGCTCCATCGCTTCGTTGATGAGGCGGTCGGCTTCAGGATGAGTGATGCCGAGGGCTTCGGCGATGCGCTCAACGTCGGGCCCGTGGAGAGCGTAGGCTTCGAGGAAGGTGATCATGCTGCCACCTCGTCTTCCTCGATCGGAATCGGCGCGCCGGTGATCCGCCGCTGGGCGATGTCCGCATATTCAGGGTTCAGCTCGATCATGATGCTGCGAAGGCCAAGCTGCTCAGCGACAAGCGAGACCGTGCCAGCTCCGCCGAAAGGATCGAAGACGAGACCGGGCTCGCGGTCGTACATCTCGCAGATCGGGCCGCATCCTTCCGTAGCGCCGCAGCATCCGCAGACCGTCCTTGGCGTTCCGGCCTTCATGCACCGCTCGGCAAGCGCCGGCGGGAATGTGGCGAAGTGGGCGTCCCGGAAGGCGCGAGGGGCAATAGACCAAACGTTCCGCGCGTTGCGGGTGTCGACCAAGTCACCGGTCGCCGCGGCGAATGAGGGCTTTGACTTGCGGAATGGATCGGCCTCATCTGCTACTTTGCTGATGCGGTCTCTGCCTCGATCGGATTCGGAAGGGTTGATCTTGTCGAGCCGACCCCAGCCGACACCGGTCCCGGCCTTCTTGGACACCGGCACTCGATCGACGTTCTGGCGGCTGTTCGGGCCTGGCTTGCGAGCATGGGCGGTGCCGGTCGTCGGCTCCCGGATAGACTCATGGTCGTAGAAGTAATCCTCGCCCTTGGTGAGCAGCCAGATTTTCTCGTGCGCCGATGTCGGACGGTCATAGACGCTTTCCGGCATGGGGTTCGGCTTATGCCAAATAATCTCCGAACGGACGTACCATCCATCATCCTGAAGGGCGATCGCCAAGCGGTTCGGGATCATGCAGAGGTCTTTGGGCTTCAACGTCCCGCCGGCGACTATTGCACCAGGTGAACTCACGCCAGCAGCTCGGCGATGTACGTTTCCACGCACGCCGCGATCACCATGGCGATCGGCCTGGTAGATTGGTCCGACCGTCGAGAATGGCTTGTCTCGAAACGTCCTATCGTCCGTGCCGTCGGCCTTGTAGGCAGCCGCGCTCTTGCCATTCGGAGCAGCCGCGTAGCAATCCCCGTAGTTCAGCCAGAGCGTGCCGCGCGGCTTCAGGATGCGCCAGACCTCGCGGAAAACGGAGACCATCACCTCGAGGTGCTCGCCGAGCGTCCGTTCAAGCCCGATCTGGCCGGCAACGCCATAGTCGCGAAGGCCCCAGTAGGGAGGGCTCGTCACCACGCAGTCGACCGAATTCGCCGGCATAGAGCGCATAGCCTCGATGCAATCGCCTACGTGGATCTTGCAGCGGCCGTCGAGGATGGACCTAGTTGTTACGGTCACCAGACCTTCCTCCCGCTCTTCCAGACCTTCAGCGTGATGGTGTTGACGTTGGTCCCCACGCTCGCGAAGGAATTCATCGGATTATCGGAGAAGACGCCGTTGAGCTTGGCGATGTGCTCGCGGAAAGCGACGGCCTTGCGGGTTTCTGCAAACTCGGTGTGGGCCGACATGATCGCGACCAGCAGACCGTCATCCTTGAGGAACTTGAGGGCGTGCATGACGTGGTCGATATCGCGCTCGCGATCGAACGGCGGGTTCATGATGACGCGGTCGTAGAGGCCGGTCGCCGACGGATTGATCGCAAGGAAGTCGGCGCAGACCACGCGGCCGTAGATGCCGGCCGCTTTCAGATTCTTCGCGAGGTCTGGCTGGCATTCGATGCAGTCAACAACGATCCCTTCCCGCCGGGCTCGCTTCGAAAGTTGCCCGGTGCCAGCGGATGGCTCCAGAACGCGAAGGGTGCCCTCGCGGTGATACAGGCTGGCGAGGTCGATCGTGCGCTCTGCGAGGCTATCGGGCGTCGGAAAGAAGCCGAAATTCTTCGCCATCTCCCTTTTAGGATTATGCAGGCCGCCGTCGTCCTCATGCTTGCGCTCTTCCGGGATCACCTCGCCGTAGTATTCGCCAATCATGCGGTTCGCCTTGGCGACCAGATCGTCACGTTTGAACCACAGATGAGCGTTGCCGTTCTTGAAGATCCGGACGGTATAGAATTCGCTATGCACTTCCGTCTGCCGAGCCCCGCGACCATCGAGGCGGCGGGCATTATCCAGTTCGCCGACAATGCCGGCATAATCAGCGACAGGCTTTCGCCCATCGAGAATGAGGAAAGTGCGCTCGATGTCCTGCAAGGTTGACCGATGGTCTCGATGATAGTTCCACCAGCCGTCGACACCGAACATATTGTTCAGGATGACGCGGCTGCCGATCTTCCAGCCTGAGTGCGAGCGGAAGCGCCGATCGAGGTTCGAAAACATTTCCGCGATACCGCGCCGGAAGATCATCCCGGCTTCGGCCGCGAAGTGCTCGATCGTGGCGTATGCGTTTTCTTCGGTGAACTCAGGGGCGTCGGTCATCAGCTGCTGGCGCAGATCGTCCTTCGCCTTTTTGTCCATGAGGTGGTTGAGCTCGGTCGAGTGGATCACCGAGTCCCAGACGCGCCCGTCGATGTAGTGACGGTCGGTCAGATCCTTGACCTCTCTGGTCGAGAACAGGCCGGCGGCGAATGGCGCTGCCACCTTGAGCATCGCGACGGCTTCATCCATCTGCTCTTTGGCTTCAGCTTCGGCCGCCCTCGCCCGCTGAAAAGCGGAAAGAGCTGCGTCGCGGTGTCTGGCAATCTCAGCGATCGAAGCGCGGGTGATAAGCTGGTTCATGCCGCACTCTCCCGACGCTCGAGAGCCTTCACATACGCCGCCTTGATCTCCTCAAAGCGGGCGATGTCGTATTCCTTGGTTTCGATCTCGTGCTGAGGACGAGGACGGCGCGAGCCTTTTCCATGGTCGTCGAGCCAAGCCATGGCGGAGGCGATGCGGCGATCGAGCCAACTGATCATCTCTTCGGGAGGGGTCATTCGTCGATCTCCATCATCCGAACAAGGCGAGCTGCGCCGGCGGAGCCTCGCGCGGCAAGCCGAGTGACAAGAGTGCGGAGCGCATACGCTGCTTGAAGAGGGACAACTCCGTTACCGAGCATGCGAAGTCGGTCCACGCGACCAATGTCCATGCGGGAGGCCAGCCCATCAGCCACTCGACGAAAAGCGGGTTCAAGCTCCGGCGAGGATGCGAGGACACCTGCCCAACTGGATAAATGATCCGGTCCTGGAGCGAAGAGGAAAGCCGGGCCGACTGTCCGTTCAACACGAGCTCGTCGCTGCGCTCCTTCGACCTCGACATCCTGCCTCCCTGAACGTCCGCTACCGATGGTGTCGACCACTGTACTGTCTGCGCTGGAAGCGGAATCCCTCCGGCCCCGAAAGCTTGGTTCGGGCCGCCCTTCTCGCCGTCCGATGCTCTCGGCGTCGACCAAAGCGTATTGACTTGCTGCGCCAAGCTCGTCCCTGACATGGCTTCCGTTATAGTCCCGCCGCGCTGTCCGTCGGTGGCTGAAGGCGTCGTCCAAGCCTGCACCTTCATGCCCAACGTCCCATTCGGTCCCATTCTTCTGGAGGGATCGATCGCCGCGCGACGTTTGGCGAAGGTCTCCGGATTCTCCGACCGCTCCTCCGTCCCAGGAGTCGGCCACACCGAGGATGAAGACTCGTTCACGCTGATGGCTCGCGCCGACTTCTGCCGCCGTGAACAATCCTCCCTCCACCTGGAAGCCAAGCTTCCGAAGGTCTCGGTGAACCCGTTCCGCTCCAGCGATTTCGTCAGCGCCTGCGGCAAGCATCCCGGCGACGTTTTCAATGAGGACGAACCATGTGCGGGATCTGACGATGATGCGACGGGCGTCAGACCAGAGGTCGCGCTCGTCGTTCTGCCCTTGCTTGCGGCCGGCGAGGCTATGAGGCTGGCACGGGATGCCGCCAATGAGGCCGTCCACTGCGCCACGCCATGCGCGGCCGTCGAAGGTTCTGGCATCGCTCCATATAGGCGCTGGAGCCATGAGGCCCGCTTCCATAGCTGATACCAGTTGCGCGACCGCGAAGGCTTCCCTCTCGACCATGCAGACGCTTCGAGCGCCTGGAACTGCCAGCTCAACGCCGAGATCGAGTCCGCCGCCTCCGGTGCAGATGGAGAGGATGTTGAGATGCTCGGAACGTAAAGCCATGTCATGAGAATGTCTCGCGGAAGCGTTCATATGCTGATGACCTCGCAACTCGTTGGGCGTCCGTTGCAGGGACACCCTTCGACCCCATCAGTTCTCGCATTCCCAAAGCGAGTAGCGCCCGCTCCCTCTTGACTAGTAGGTGAGGAAGGATCGCGGTTAAGAACGTCGCCGCAGCTGTTGAACTCATGCGCCAGCGGAAGCACCGATCTCGCGCGTGGCGGCTTGCACTGGTGACGTTTCCGCCCCATCGCTTCTGCAACTCGTCCAGCGGGCGACGATCGTTTTGCGTCACCTGAATATTCAGGTAGTAGCTCATGCCGTACCCGCTCTTGCGAGGTTCGATTTGGATGCAGCCTTCCCCATCGAAGAAGCCCGCCGCCCACTGGTCCGAATAGAGCCACATTCATCTCAGTCCTCGCCCATGATCCATTCGGCCCGGTCGGCCCACTTATTCGCCCGCGCCCGCCACCGAGCGGCCAGCCACGCTCTCGCTGAAAGCGGCAACCTTTTTGTCCAGCGCAGCCAGACGGGCGCGTAATTCCTGTTGCTCACGGTGGGCCTCCTCGATGATCGCTGCCTTGAGCGCTTCCATTTCCTCAGCATCGATCCGGCGGGCTGTCCCATCGCGGATCGATCGAATTCTTCTCGGGGTCAGTTCCTTCGAAACCTTGGGGCTGACGAACCGGTATGCCGCAAAGATCGCGCCTTTCACCGAGCCGTAACGGCGCTCGGGAAATGCTTCTCTCAAAAGGTTTTGTGCGTAAAAAGCGTCACTCATAACCTTGGCCCTGTTTACTTTTTTCTTGTCACTCATTGCCGACAACTTGGCTTTCTCCTGCGCTAAACCTGATCTCGTTCCACGGAGACTTCAGATGCGCAGGACGATTGATGACGGCAGAGAAGAAAACCTTGCAGGGTCTTCACCCTCTGCCGTCGGCTCAGACCGCCGCCTGGATGCCGTCATTCCATTCACTCGCAGAGCCGACACTTCCGCCGCGTTAGTCGGGTCTGCTGCAGGTGGCGATCCGCCGTCGCCACCTGCTAATTTCGAACCTCTTGGCCAGGCCGTGAGCGCAGTCGTTTTGCGCATCCGAAACAGCAGGTTGAGGTTGAAGGTTGCTAGCCCCGGTGCTTGGGAGGATGACCGGAGCTAGCTGTGACGGGCGGAGGGGGTAACCCGTCAGTTCTGGTTGGCCGGATATCGGCTCTTGTAGAGTTCAACTTCCTCGTTCCGGCTGATGCGGCTGGAGCCACGCGCCGCCGCAAGAGCGAAGACTGTGCAGAAGACGAATTGGCCGACGATGAGAGCCGCACCGAGGTGACCGAGAACCATGCTCATGCCGCCTTCTCCCTAACTTCCGTTGGGTTTATCGCCGCGTCACAGCGTTCGCAGTGGCGCTCAATGATTTCGGGTATCGAGAGGACGCGGTCGCATGCGGGGCAGCAGTGAAACGTCGCGAAACGAACGTCCTGCTTCTGAATTCGGCGTGCGGCATCGATGGCGACTGTCATGGACGTGCCTCCAAAAATTCGTGTTTGGTGATCATGAAAGGCTGATGACCGTGGGCGACGAGAACCTCGTTGATCTCGCGGATCGCCTGCACTCGCGTGAGACGCTTCGGCCTGCCCTTTTCGCCGATCTTCCTGACGATGTAGAAGGATCGGTCTATCTTCAGCTCGTAGCCAAAGCCCGCGAACATATCCCGCAGATAGGTCCAGTCGCTTGTGTGGCCGCGCTTGAAGGTGCGGACCTCGCCGCCGTTTGCCGTGAAGTCGATGATCATCGACGTCAGTTCGGATCGGGATTTGATGTGCGGAGCCGTGATCATGCTGCCACCTCAGCTTCCTTCGACGCACGAAGGCAGGAGTGGCAATGATTGCTTCCATATCCACCGCAGTGCTCGCCGGGGTTCCGGCAATGTGGCCTAAGAGGTTTGGTGGCCGGAGCGACTTGAACGAGAGCCCCGGCCGTTGCGGCGCGATTTGCTTGAGCGGTTACATGACGGCCTCCTACGCTGGCGTCGGCGTTTCCGTCGAGGCTGTGGTCTTCTTTGCGATCCTCACTCGGATCGAACTGAGAATTGGAGACGGTTCCTCTCTCGGTACCGACAACCGTCACGCCCGAATTTTGCACTATTGCTTGACCGTTGCCGGCCTCATGCTGAGGTGGGACGTTTGCTCGCTGCGTCGTTGCCGCTTCCGGCGAATTGGCGGGGAGACTACGTGCGTCGGCCTCCCCTACGGGTACAGGAGCCGCAGCTACCTGTTCCTTGCCTCCCGTGCGGCAATCGTCAGTAAAGCCGACCATCGAGGCGCGCTGACGCTCGCTCTCCTCAGAGGCCCTACTAGCCGGATCAACAGAAACTGCGGCGCTCTCGTCCGCAGCCTCCTCCCCAGCGTTCGCTACGGGATCACGAAGGGAGACGGCAGGGCCGACCTCCCTGCCCTCAGCGCGTATGTCCGCCGAGGGAGTTTCCACCGCATCTTCGCGGGCGATCATGATGTCGACAGCAGCGATCAGCGCCTTGCGGCCGGTCTCGGTCTGCATGCCGGTCGCGACCGTGGCGACCAGCTTCGCATTGACCGGCTTGTCGAGGAATTCCCCCGTGATCGGGTCGAATTCTTCCTCATGCGTATGCGTAGCAACTGGCGTGCCAGATGCGCGCTGATAGGCATTGAGGTAGGTGTCGAAGATGCTTTCGGCCTCGGCGACCGCGCCGGCACCCTGCTTCAATTCCCTGCGCAGGTGGGCGACGAGCTTGCCCATGATGGTCTTGTCGTAGCCGGCAGCCTTTGCCTCGGCATAGATTTCACGGATGTCGTCGCCGATCGTGTCCTGTTCTTCCTTCAAACGGAGAACGCGGTCGATATAGGCTTTGAGCTGCTTGTCAGCGGTCATGGTCAAACCTCAGAACGGAAGGTCATTGTCGTCGATGGCGGGCACCGGCGGCTGAGGAGGTTTTGGATTGCGAATTTCATCGATGAGGCCGCTACATGCGTAATAGCCGGACCCGTCGCTCTCGGTTTCGAGGCACGCTTGCGCGTAGTAGCCGGCGATCGAAGCACAGCGCTCGCGCTCGGCAGCCAGCGCAAGGGCAATAGCGTCAACCACGTCCTTGTGCTTGAGCATGCTCTTAAGCGACTTGGCGTTCATGACGATGCCGCATGCGGTCTGGAAGATGTCTTCGGGGATTGTCTGGGCTTGGACGACTTCAATCGCCTCATTCAAGCCGTCGATGATTTTCTGGCCGCTCATGCTGCCACCCCGGTCGGATATGCTTCCATCGCCGCCAAGATCCGCTGGCGTGTTTGCGTGCGCGGCTCGCGGCCATCCCGCAGCTGGAAGACGAACAGCGGGTCGCCGGCGAACTGCTTGCCGAACTGGGTAGGCGTCATTGCCTGTTCGGCGATGAAGCTCTCCACCTTGGCCTTGAATGCGTCGATCTCTGTCACTGCCAGACTTCCTACTAGGACTATTCCTATTGCGATAGGTACATTCCTATTAGATTGCTGTCAATTCCTATGGCAGTGATTTTTTATGGATAGGATTCGAAAACTCATTGAGGGTCGTCGCCTCGAAAGAAACCTGGATTACAAGGAGCTTTCCGAGGCGCTCGGGAAGAACCACGCCTATGTGCAGCAATACATAAAGCGCGGCATTCCGAGCGAGCTGAAGGAAAAGGATCTCCGAAAGCTCGCTGAGCTGCTCGATCTTGAGGACGAGTTGTTAGGGTCGCCATCCTCGGCGCCGGACAAGGAAGAGGGTGAAGGCAACATCGACGAGATTGACGTGACGGCTGGCCTGGGCGGAGGTGGCCTTTCCATTATCGAGAACACGACCAGAAACGGCATAACCTTCCACAAGGAAGCCGTTCGAGACGTCTGGCGCCTGCCGGAATGGATGCTCAGCCGCTTCAATGCGCGGCCGCAGCATATCAAGGCGTTTCCTTCGCAGGGGGATTCGATGCTGCCGACAATCGACGACGGAGACGTCGTCTTCGTCGACACGCGGCACCGCGTTCCATCGCCGCCAGGCGTCTATGCTCTGGCCGATGAGTTCGGCGGCGTCGTCGTCAAGCGTCTCGAGGTGGTATCGAGGCCGGGCGACGAGATCATCACGGTCCAGGTTTCGTCGGACAACCCGCGCCACACGACGCGGACGCTGACGATCGACGAAATCCAGATCATCGGCCGCTACATCGGCCGCTTCACGATTTGAGGAATCGCTCTTCGCGCGTCCGAATATCAGCGACGACGATCCCGACCACTGCCTCGCAGAATTGCCGCCGCGCCAAGCGGTGCCGAGCATAGTGCGGGTTTCCTCGCGTTAGAAGCAACTCGCCCGCCGGCCCTAGAGTGTTCGAAACCCTGAACAGTTCTATTCCGAGCCCCACATCCACCAGGTAAATGCCCTCCCCCTCATAACTGGTCACCGGCGCAGCCAGGACGTAATCCCGGCCGCCCCGGAGTTCCGGCTCCATCTCGTCACCAACGACAGGATGAACGCGGAACCGTCCGGACAAAACGTCTTCTGAAGATGTGAGGGAGGAAAATAGATCAGTCATTCGCTGCTCCATGGCACTTGGCAGTGCTCTTTTAAGTATGAAGAAACGAACATAGCGCCGTCTGCGTGTATGGCCACTGGCCAATATTTATTTGGTTAAGCGCGGCTTGTATGCGTTTTGCATGAGCGATCAAAGCCCTAGCCGCCTCCTCGACAAAATCATCATTCGCGTTCCCGAAGGAATGCGAGATCGCATCAAGCGCGTCGCAGATTCCAACAACCGGTCCGTGAACGCCGAACTGCTTGTTCTCCTTGATCGCACTTACCCCGACGAGACCAAGCTTGACGAACACCTGCAGGATATCGCCGATCTCGTGGGCAAACTTCCGGCTGAAAAAAGAGCGGACGTTTGGCGCACCGTATTCGACAGGCTGGATACGTTGCGAAATGAGACAACCTAGGCCCTATTGCTGATCTAAAGAAATTCCCCTCTTGAGCGCCGGTCGGATCTTCCCGCCGGCGCTTTTCTTTGCCCAAAATAAAATTCCTACCGCAATAGGCTAATTCCTATTTTTCCTATTGACAGCAAAATAGGAATTTTCCTATAGTCCTATCACACAAGCCAACCACGGCGATTAGGACGCAAGCCATGCAGCACATTCGCTCCATAGAAACTGAACAGAGCAAGCGCGACGCTCGCTGGAATGCAGCCCGCACCCTCGCCGACTGTGACGCATACATGGCGATTGAGGCTCAGCGCAGCGGTGCTCTCGGCTTCGAGAAGATGTATGCGCCGCAGAACACCATCAAAGGCCCCTCTTTCATGAAGGGCTACCGCTCTCAGGTCGAGGGCCACTACCGCTATTCCCGTGAAATCCTCGGCGTTACCGACGCCGACCAGATCTATTCGTGAGGGCGGGACCATGACCATTTCCCCCTCCACCCTCCGCAACATGCTCTTCGAAGCTCTCGACCTCTTGGATACGGTCCAAGACCAGTTGCCTTCTCGCGACCGGATGGACGTCGAGCGGATCAAGGAAATGTCGGGCTGGGAGAAGCAGCCGACCGCTCGCGCCGCAGACTTCCGCGGCGAGGTTCCGGCGCTTCAGTCTGCTCTCGTTCAGGGAGCACGGATCTGATGAGTAAGAAATTCAGCGCGCACCAGCACATTTTGATCAGCGGTTCCGAATGCGGGACTGAAATCGAACTCAAGATGGTCGTCGCTTTCACGGTCCACCCCGGCTGCAAGCAGACGCTGACTGAGCCAGGCGAAGAGCCGAGCGTCGAAGTGGACAAGGTTCAGTTCTTCGACGGCAAGGACGAACTCACGCTGCCGTGGTCGATCGCCGACCGCTTCACCAGCGGTGACGGGTTCAAAGACTGGCTGATGTACGAAGCTGCCGCCCAGCACGAAGCCGCTCTGGACGCGAAGGCCGAGGCCCGCCGCGACGAACTCCGGATGGGAGATATCTTATGAGCATCGCCTGCGAAGAAGTCGGCTTTGGTGTTGGCCAGGTTTGCAGCCGCGACGGCTGCGCCGGTATCATCGAAGAGAACGACCGAGATAGGAATTGCTCTTGCCACATCAGCCCTCCATGCAGCTCGTGCACCGAGCCGCGCGAGTGGTGCCCTCAGTGCGGCTGGAAGCTCATGGACGATGAGAAGCCATTCAACGGCTTCCTCGTCGGTCCCGTAAATCCAGACGGCGCATGGACGCACTGGCGTCCTCGTCCGCTCGATCCGACAAGGATCGACTGGCATTCGAAGTCTCACAGCAACTCCTCGATGATCAAGGAAGGTGTCTATCCGGAAGGAACGACGCAAGCCGAGGTGCGCGCGGTCGTCGACGGCACGTTCGGCGGGCGCTTCGAAAGCTTCGGCAATGGCCGCTTCAAATTCATCGCTTACACGGATTGAGGGGAACATGACCGACATCCAAGCCCGTTTGGCTGACATCAACCGCCGAGTCGCCCCTGTCCTCGAAGAGCATGCCCGCCTTACCGACGCTGTCAACAAGGCCGTCACCCTCATCCTCGCCATGGCCGCCTTCGGCGTCCTCACCTTCATCGCTATCGCGCCGACCGAGCAGAGCTTCAAGGCCGGCGCCGTCATCAATCAGGAGCAAATCACGTGGCAGAAGTGAATATTTGGGCTTGGTGGCAGAACGCCCTCGCCGGCAACATCGGCCCGATCCACGACGGCGACCCTCAGCAGGGTTATTATCGCACGCGCTTCAAGGATAAGCCGTGGGAGCCGGTCGCGATCTGGTTCGAGGACGGCAAGTGGCACGCCATGCGCGGCGATCGCCAGGTCGATGCTTCGGAGATCTGGACCTGGTGCTGCCGGAACCCGATCACTTATGAGGCCTACACCAAGGCGATCGAGGGCGCGGGCTGGGATGACGAGCCGGAAGCTCCTGCCATCGGCCACAACCTGCCGTCCGACCCGTTCGAGGCTCTGCAGGTCGAGTTCGCCGCCGAGCGCGAGCAGGCCGAGACCTTCATGAAGAAGCCGATCACGACGCAGGCCGAGGCCGACCGTGCCGCGATCTGGTCCAAGCGCCTGTCGACGATCGCCAAGAAAGCCACCGACCTGCATAAGGTCGAAAAACAGCCGCATCTCGATGCTGGCCGCAACGTCGACAACAAGTGGCGCGAACTCAAAGAAGAGCCGGACGCCATCAGCAAGAAGCTGAAGCGGCACATGGACGCTTTCCTGCAGGAGGAAGCACGCAAGGAGCGCGAGCGCCAGGCGGCGGCGCGACTGGAAGCCGACCGCATTCAGCGCGAGGCCGATGCTGCGCGCGTCGCTGCGGAAAAAGCGGCTGCGATCAACGACAACGATGCGGCGGCCATCGCAGCGCAGAACAATGCCATCGCCGAAGCCGAGCGGCTTGCCCAGCAGGCGGCCGCAGCTGAGCGCGACGCTCAGGCCCGCAACGCGTCGGCTGGCCGGACTGGCGCCAAGGTCTCTCTCCGCACCTTCGTCTTTGCCGAGATCACCGATTTCGACGCGCTGCTTTTGGCGCTGAAGGATCGCGCCGAAATCAAGGAAGTCGTCGACACGCTGGCGAACCGGGCCGCGCGCTCCGGTGTCGAGCTTGCCGGGATGGCAATCCGTTCCGAACAGAGGGCAGCATGATGACCGAGGCAACCACCCGCACGATCGTCGCCGTTCAGTTTTCATGGGAGAAAAGCGACAAATCCTACGACTACTTCGCGGATTTCCCCGTCGAGGTTGGACAGCGCATCTACGTGCCAACCAAGCGCGGCGAGGCGAAGGTCAAGATCGTTGAGATCAAGACCGAATCCGAAATGGCTTCGGCTGCCGCCCTTCGCCCGGTCGAAGATCTGCGCACCGATGAAGAGAAGCAGGCCAAATATCCCAACGGACAGCGCAAGTACTCGGAAGATCGGACGTTGCTCGATGAAAAGGGCAACCGATCGATCTTCGACGACGTCGACCGATAGGAGATCGCCATGAATTCTCACGTTCCCACCCTCTCCGGCGGCGGCAATGTCCTCGCCATCGTCCCGCAGACCTTCGAGGAGACGATGCGCATCGGTCGCGCCGTCGTGGCCTCAGGCCTCGCCCCGTCTGCGCTGATCGGCAAGCTGACCGGCGATGATGCCGCTGCGGCTGTTGCGGTCGCAATCATGTCCGGCGCCGAGCTTGGCCTGAAGCCGATGGTCAGCCTTCGCAGCTTCACCGTCATCAATGGCAGGCCAGCACTTTACGGCGACGGACTGATCAACGTCGTCCGCATGTCCGGCAAGGTCGCATATCTCCGGACCGGCTTTGCCAAAGACGATATGAAGCTGTTGCGCGATGCTGGCGTGCTCCCCAGCGAAGAATCGGAACTGGCACAGCCTGGCATCACTGCCAAGGCCTTTGCGGCACTGTCCCAGGATGAACGGACATTCGGATATTGCGCGGCGAAGCGCTCAGACACGGGCGAGGAGAAAACTGTCATCTTCAGCATAGCCGACGCCAAACACGCGCGGCTCTGGGATGACAGGGCCACCGTCCGAAAGCAGGTTTGGGAGAACGGTAGCAAGATCTGGAAGGACGATCAGCCGAACGACGCCCCATGGTATCGCTTCCAGAAGCGAATGCTAGCTTGGCGATCGGCCGGCTACTGCCTGCGCGAGCTGTTCGGCGACGTGCTCGGCGGTATCCGCGACGAGTTCGAGGTGCGCGAGATCGCCGAAGCCGAGGCGATGCGCGACATCACCCCGCTGGCAGAATCGGTCGAGAGCAAGCCGACGCCGCCCAAGCCTCCCAAGCCGCCGGCGCCGCCGTCCGCGAAAACGATCGAGGCAGAACCTGACGAAAAGCCTTCTGAGGCTTCCGAGTTCGTGCTTGGCGATTTCCTCGACGAGATCGAGACGGCTGTGGCCGGCGCGAAGGACGAGGCTGACGTCGAGGAGATCTGGAACGACTTCGATGCACCGGCCGTGCTCGAGACGGAAGGCCACGCCGACATGATCGAAGCAGCGTTCGCCATCAAGACGCGCCGCCTCGCGCAGCTTTCTTCGTTGAACGGAGGCTGACGTGTCCACGAACAACCGCATCGTCGACACCGACCAAGCCCGCGACATGCTGGTGAAATACATCATGGGCAAGACCATGCCCTTCACCTGCTCGATCACCGACGGCAAGCATCGGACCAGCGATCAGAACAAGCTTCAGCGCCTGTGGGTGCTGGAGGTCTCCGCCCAACTCGGCGACCAGTCGCCGGAAGAGGTCCGGGGATACTGCAAGCTGCATTTCGGCGTGCCGATCCTTCGGAACGAAAACGACGTGTTCAAGGCCGAATATGACGCTGTGATCATGCCGCTCCCCTACGAGCACAAGCTCAAGCTGATGATGGTGCCGTTCGACTTCGGCGTTACCCGTCTGATGACGACGCGGCAGAAGACGATCTATCTCGACACGGTCCACCGTCACTATTCGGAGCAGGGCCTCGTCCTCACCAATCCAGAAGATTTGAAGCGGAGAGCGGCATAATGGCTGAGAACTCGGCAATCTCATGGACCCGCCACACATGGAATCCGTGGATGGGCTGCACCAAGGTCAGTCCGGCATGCGACGGCTGCTATGCCGAAGCCATGATGGACAAGCGCTATGGCAAGGTGCAGTGGGGCAATCATCCGCGCGTGCGCACCGGCGCCCATACTTGGAACGATCCGTTCCGCTGGCAGCGCCAGGCTGAGAAGGACGGCGATCGACCATTCGTATTTTCTTCCAGCCTCGCCGACATCTTCGACAACCAGGTTGATCCACAGTGGCGCGCCGAAGCCTTCGAGGTGATGCGCAAGACGCCGCGCCTCGTCTATTTGCTGCTGACCAAGCGCCCGCAGAACATCGTAAAGATGGCGGATGCGGCCGGCGGGCTGCCGGAGAATGCCGCCCTCGGCGCAACTTGCGAGGATCAGCCGCGCGCTGACAAAAACCTGCCTGCGCTGCAGGTGGCCAAAATGGAGTTGCGGCCGCTATTCACCTTCGGAAGCTTCGAACCGCTCATAAGCGATATCATCGTGCCGCCGGCGTTCATGCCGGATTGGGTGATCACCGGAGGGGAAACTGATCAGGGCGGGCATAAGGCTCGCCCGACGCACCCGGACTGGTTTCGCAGCTTGCGAGATCAGGCGGCAGCTGCCGGAGCGGCTTTTCACCACAAGCAAAACGGCGAATGGGTTTCCGTTTCGGAAGTCGCCGGTCCCGGCGTTCATTTCCAATTCGACGACGGCGCAACGGTCCGACGCATCGGCAAGAAGCTGTCCGGTCGGACGATCGACGGCGTCACCCACAATGCTTTCCCAGAGGTGACCGCATGACCGCGATTGACGCCAACTGCCAATTCGTTTCCGTGAAGATCACCGGAAAGCACGACAAATCAAAGCCGGTCCCGCTTCGGCTGAAGAGGGACACCCGCAATCCGAACCTCTGGGCGACCGCCGACGGAAAGCGCGTCTTCAACTCCGAGGAATGGGCCGCGAAGGCCATGGAGATGGATTCGCCGGAGTATAAGGAAGGCAGCCGCAAGCGGATGGAGGCTTCCCGTCTCGTCCGCGCCGAGGTCATCGATAACTACGACGGCTGGGTCACGACGACCGGCGACGAGGATGATTACGCCCAGGACGTGGCCGAGCTCCTGGAAAAGCATGGCGACAGGCTTTCGTGGGGCGGCGTGCCGGACGATGAAATCCCCTCGCAGCTTCCGGCATGGGCCTTCTGCTGCCGCGAAGACGGATTTGATTTCGACCTCGAGGAAGTGCTCGACAACTATCTTGCCGACAACCACCATGAAGACGCCCGCGACTGGCTGGTAGATGCCAAGGAGCTTTGGGATTTCTGGACGGCATGGTCCGCGAAGCAAACCCAGCTCAAAAGCTATTTCATCGACACGCAGCGGATCGTCGTCATCGATCGCCCTCGATACGAGGCCGAGCTTGCAGCCGCCAAGGAATATCTTGCGGGGTTGCCGGCATGAGCACCCGTCAGCAACGCCGCGCCGCCCGCTCCTTCGAACGCCGGGGCCTGAAAGGTGACTGGGCCTCTGGCGCATCACCGACCTGCCCGACGGTATTCCAGGCGGCAAGGGCTGGAACAAGGAAGTCCGGCGCGTCCAGGCAAACAATCTTTATGTCGTGCTGGTCCGCCCTTTCGTCGACGAGCAGGGCAACGAGGTGATCCACCTCGCCATCCGGACCGCCTCACAGCTTGAGCCGCCGTGGCGCGACATGCAGCGCATCAAGAACGAAATCTGCGGGGAAGAGGCAACGGCCGTCCAGGTCATGCCGCCGGCGTCCGAACTGATCGACGAGGCAGACATGTATCACATGTGGGTGCTGTCGAGCCGCCTTCCCTTCACCTTGGCAAGGAGAGCAGCATGACCGACCGCCCTATCCTCTTCAGCGGTTCCATGATCCGCTCCAACCGTCGAGGCCTGAAGACCAACACCCGCCGGGAGCTGAAGCCTCAGCCGAAAGTGCTGAAGAACGGCAGTTGGTATAGGCCATTCCCGCAAGAGCCTTCCAATTGGCAATATGCCTTGGGTGGCATCATTCATGCGTACGCCAAAGTGCGCATTGTAGAGGGCGATCGCCTTTGGGTCCGCGAGACTTGGTCGCATACCGGGGATCATGTGTTCTCGATCTCGGAAGCGCGTAGATGCCCTTTCGGCCACGCAATCTACCAAGCCGACGAGAACCCGGAATATCCGCAGGCCAAGTTCTGGCCTTCGATCCATATGCCGCGCGAGTTCTCTCGCATGACGCTGATCGTCACCGGTGTGAAGATCGAACGGCTCAAGGACATCAGCCGGGAAGACGCCATCGCCGAAGGGCTTGAGTGGGTCGCTCCGACTTACGGCATCCCCGGGATTGCCTCGACCTGGAACGGGGACCCGCGCGAAAGCTACTTCGCCCTCTGGGATCACATCAACGGCGCCGGCGCGGCAGCAAAAAACCCTTGGGTGGCCTGCTACACCTACACCGTCCACCACTGCAACATCGACGCCATGTCGAAGGAGGCAGCATGAGAACCGCAGCCGACTACCTTCGCAAGCATCCCAGCGCCAGGCCCAGCACCATCGCCTTCATCGATCGCCGCAACGCTGTCGTCGAGCAGCTCAAGAGAGAGCTTGAAGCAGCCGAGGCGGCAAAGCGGCCGACGCGCAAGTCGATCATCGGCCGTTTTATGCCGTGGTTCGGGAGGCGCGCATGAACCGCGACTTCGCGCACATCCACATCATCCCGACCTATCGAGGCGGCGATCCGGCGCCGACCGGCTATCTCGAATGGCACGAATGGGCGCGCGTCCAGCTTCGCGCCGGACTTCGCCAGGCGAAGTGCCCGAAGTGCGGCCGCTATAAATTCCCGCAGGAACTCAGCGGGGAGCATATTCGCGGTGGTCTCATCTGCAACGATTGCTTCATGAGCGGGGGTGCGCAATGAGCCGCCGCGAATTCACGAAGGCGGTTTACGCTCAAATCGTAAAGCGCGCCCTTCACCCGAAGCACGGCATCTGCTGCGAAGGTTGCGGCTTGGTGCTCGGGGCCAAACCTTATCACGTCGATCACACCATTCCCGACGCCCTGCAGGTCGACAAGAGCCGCAAGCTGACGGCCGCCGACGGAAAGCTCCTCGGCGTCGAGTGCTGCCATAAGCCGAAGACGGTCGAGGATGTGGGCGTCATCGCCAAGGCGAAACGGGTCGAAGGTCGATACCTCGGCCTGAAGGCTCCCAAGCAGAAGATCAAGTCTGCCGGCTTCCCCAAAGCCGCTCGCGCCGAGAAGACCGCAACCAAGATCATGCCCGGATACCGAGCGCTGTTCGCGCCGTCCGCCCAGCAGAAGGAGGGGTAAATGACAGCGTCAGCCCTCGTCCGCCGGTCGGATCTGAAGCGCATGGCCGAGATCGCCAAGGCGGAGGGCGTGCGCGTCGAGATCGAGATCGACGGGAAAATAATCCGGGTTTCCCCCGATATTCCCGATAATCACAAGCAGCAGAGGGTTGACATGAAACCCGAAGACTTCACGTCATTGGCCGATTGGCAGGCGTGGAGAGACCAGGAACGTGCTCGTGAAGCTCAAAGGCATTCATAAGGTCAAGCGCCCGCTGGCGAACGGAGAGGTTCGCATCCACTATTATGCCTGGCGCGGCGGCCCGAAGATGAAATCGGCGCCGGGAACGGAAGAGTTCGCAGAGGAGCTTTTGAAGCACCGATCCGAGAGCGCGCCTTCCGAGGCGACGACACTTGGTGATCTGATTGAGGCCTTCGAAAATAGTCCGGCCTTTGCAGCTCTTGCCCAGACGACGCAAGACAGCCACAAATCCTCGTTCAAGGAAATTCGTAAGGAATGGCCCCGGCTCCCGCTCAAGCTGACGCAGCAGCGCGGGATGAAGGCGATGATTCGCAAGTGGCACCACACCTTTGCAGATCACCCGCGCACGGCCGACCAGATGCTGTTTTCCTTGTCGCGGGTCTATACCTATGGGATCGACGAGGAGATCATAGAGAAGAACCCCTGCACCGGGATCGAGCGGCTCTATACAGGATCCCGAAAGGAAAATGTCTGGACGCCAGAACTTATCGCCCTTTTCCGGGCGAAGGCCAAACCTCACCTGCTCCACGCGTTCGAGATGGCCATCCACACCGGACAGCGCCAAGCCGACATGTTGCTCGCCACCTGGAAGCAATATGACGGCACGCACCTGATGTTCGAGCAGGGGAAATCAAAGCCGGGCAAGCCGAAGAAGCGAGTGCGGGTGAAGGTTCACAGCGCGCTAAAGGCTATTCTCGACGCCCTTCCGACAGACAGGATGAGGATCCTCAACAACTCGCGCGGCCGGCCGTGGTCGAAGAGCGGATTCAAGACTTCCTGGGGGAAGGAGTGCGATCGGCTGGGCATCGATGGCGTAACGTATCACGACTTGCGGGGAACCTTCATCACCGATCGCCGGCGGGAAGGATCGACGACCGAGCAGATCGCGTCGATTACCGGGCACTCGATTGCAGAGGTCGGACGCGTGCTGGAGAAGCACTATCTGGCGACCGATCAGCAGACCAGCGACGCCGTGATTTTGAGGATGGAAAGAACATCGCGGAAACAGAAAAAGTAAACGGCGCCGAAAAAGCTGTAAACGGCCTCAAATTGGCGCGGGAAAATGCGGTATAAGTATTTGAAAACGTTGGCGACCCCTGCAGGAATCGAACCTGCGACAACCTGCTTAGAAGGCAGGTGCTCTATCCAGCTGAGCTAAGGGGCCGTCTGTTGGCCGCGCCTGGGAGCGCGACCGGGATGCGGCATATCTGGACCAGAAATCTCAATGCGTCCAGGGCTGCGTGCGGGTATAACGGAAATTGTCGGGATAGGCGACAACCTGACGGATAGGGTCCTTCGGCGCGATGACGCGGTATTCGATGCCGCTGCGCTGGGCATAGGCTTCGGCGAGTTCCTGCGTTTCGAAGGTGAGCTTCACCTGCTGGCGCATATCACCCGAAGAGGTGTAGCCCATGATCGGATCGATCTTGCGCGGCGACTCCTGATCGAACTCAAGCACCCAGAGATGGGTCTTGGCCTTGCCGGACTGCATGGCGGTCTTGGCTGGACGATAGATCTTGGCAGACAT